TCCACTCTAAAAATATATCAAATTTTTCGCTCATTTTCGCTCGCTTGATCACCGAAAACATAATATTAACGTTTTGTTAATTTTGTCCCGAATTTGAGGCAAAAGTTTTGCAGAGTCAAATCAAAAATTAACAAAACGTTAATTTTTTAAAGCGACATAAATTTATATATGAGACATAAAGATAAAGGACAAAGCACAAGGCTCGAAATCATATTAGAGGAAACTAATTTGTTATCAAAAGAGCTGGCTGCGGCTTGCGATACTTTTCCCGAAGTAATCTCACTTTATTTATCAAATAAACGTGATATACCTTTTGACCTTGCTTATAAGATAATGCTTAATTATGGTTATTCGCCATTCTGGCTAATCTTTGGAGACGGGGAAAAATTTGTTTCCAAAGACCTGCTTGAATCACTCACTCAAAATCAAATTGAAACGATTTACGAAATAGATCGGAATCGCGTATTTAATCGACGATTGGACGAATCTGGGTTTAGGCCAATGGTCGAGCTGTTATTAGAGTTAGACGAGAGGGAGCGTAAAATCTTTCTCTCTATTTTTGATCGTTTTTTTCCTGGAAGACGGCAATAAGTTTATCAGCGTATCTTTCGGATTGTTTTAAAATTGAATCTTTATTTTTTTTAATATCTTCAGCGAATTCTAAAAGTAAGTCTATTATCTTTTTTCGTAAAGCAGTCATCGTCGGGCCTCAGATTATCCGACGCATACTTGATACGAGTTTCAAAAAAATAGCTGACTTTTACTTTTGCCCAATTTGACACGAGATATAAACGCATTAGGGTTTTTTAATGTGATGTATCGAGACTTGGAAATAAATTATTTATACGCATGGCGGAAATGATTCTGAGAGATGTGAATTCTCAAATGCGAAATTCAGTCATCATCGTCCTCTGAGTCTGCTTTTCTTTTCCGAGATCCAAACCCGTAGCCACCTAATGCGGAGATAATCCCTGTAGAAAGGTGAGTCAGCAACTCTTTACCCATTGAATTTCCTATAAAAATCATCACGATCGAAGAAATAAGCAGTACGAAAACTAACGCAAAAAATAAATACACGACTCGTTGATCATGCTTCTGCTTACTTACCTTTCTTTCATGCTTTTGGTTTCGATCGGCAGTGTGCGCCTCGAATTGTCTTTGATTGTCTCGATCATTATACTGTACTGCATTTTCGGCCGCCTTGGATTGTGCTTCAATCTCAGCAAACCTAACATCTTGTTCTCTTTTTCTGACTTCTAAATCCTTTTCAAATAGATTTAAAAACTTATCAGTTGGAGTTACAGGATTTGAATTAGGTTTCGTCGACCGATCATCGTCGTCTGGCTTTTTGCTATTCACGGCCTTCCCCATTCAAAATGCTTATAATCATTCTTTCTGTAATCATCTCCAGGATAGTCTTGTCGTCTTGAGTTTTTTAAAGAAGCGAAAATAATATTATTCAGATACTCTTCGACGAGAATTGACGAAACATATACTTTTCCAGATTTCACTTGGATTCTATGGATTTGATTTGGTTGAGAATGCTTTTTCTCCTCGATTTCTGAGAACGCCTCTTCAAAGTTTGAAACTCTCATCCTTCTTTCTGAAGAGATTCCACCGACTTGTTCAAATTGATGAAATATAGTATTCACAGTAACTCCCTATTTATAACTATCGGACCAAAATATTCCGGCCACAAGAATCAAAAATCAAGATTTTTTATACAAGTTGGTCAAAACTAATCCCGAATTCACAGGGAATATTATATCATGATTTTCCGCGAGCAAAAACGTGTTTCGGCCAAAACTGCTCATCCTGGGCTTATGTCTCTTTTTTAAGTCTATATATTTGAAAAAAATTTCGCTTTCGAAAATTCTACTTCTGTAGAGTTTCTACGAAAGATGAAAATTTTTTCTATAGCATCCCTCAAAGGTGGAATCGGCAAAACTACGATCACTACTGGTTTGGCTCAAGCACTTCATTCACTAGGCTTCAAGGTGCTCGTTTTAGATTTTGATGAAAACAATAATTTAACAGATATATGCTTGCGCGGAACACCTGAATTCGATCTCGTCACTCAAAAAAACGTTTATTCAGCTCTTGCGTTTGAAAATGGAATACAAGGACTCAGTGAGGCAATTTTGAAGGCCAAACACGGATTCGATCTCCTTGCTGCAAACAAGCGAGTTCGTGAATTAAGTTATCTTGCAAAAGATGATCCAAGCCTCGGAATTAGATTCGCGGAAGAGATCAAATCTTTGCCTTATGATTTTATACTAATCGACAACCATCCTTCCATTAGCCCGTCGCTGGTTCTTTCTCTCTACTCATCATACGCAATCCTGTTTCCGCTCGAAGACGATGTTCATAATTCACAAGCCATCAAAGATATTAAGGAAGAAGCCGAAAACGTTTCTAAAAAACGACGTTCCGAAATTATTTTTCGAGTTGTTCTAAACAATATGACTGAATCTAAAACGGAGGAATATTTTGACGCGGTAAAAGATCATGGAGCGAAGGCTTTTAAAACTGTGATCTATAAGAATTCACATATAAAGGATTGCAAGGATTTGGCACGACCTCTACGCGAAGATACAAAAGGTTTCGAGTGGTTTCTATGCCTCGCAAAGGAAGTAAAAGCTTTATGAATAAGAAAGAAGAAAAACGACTTGCCCTTCGAAGCACACGACCTGGAAACGAAACGATTCTTCCTGTTGTCGAAAAAGACGAAGATCCAGATGTTTTGGAAATTATTAATCTTCACAAAGGGGCTGAAACACTTCTTCTACGCGGCGCAAACGCGATGATTTTAATTGGTGAACGTCTCCTGAAAAAGAAGAAAGAACTTCCGCATGGAACTTTTCAGGAATGGGTGTTTAATAATTTCGTAGTTGATTCCAATAATCCTAAATATTTTTCGTATCGAACAGCAAGACGATATATGCAAGCCTATGAAAAAAAAGAGCAGATTTCGAAAAGCACAGACGTCCGAACAATCTACCAACTTTTAAGTTCTGGAATTAAAGATGATAACGAGCAAACGAATGTATCTAATATTAAGGATCCCGAGGAGTTACTTCAAAAACTTGATTCTGGGCAAAATCTCTCAAAGGGAGAAAAGATATTTTTAAGCGACATCCTCACAAAGCGTCGAGAAAAGATTTTCGCAGATGCGAAAAAAAAGACCGACAAAATTGATGCATACCTTAGCAAACTCAGATAAGCAAACTGGCCAAATTTGACCAGTTTACGTTTTCAATTTTTTATAAACTCATTCAAAAAAATAGTACCCAAAACCGTACGCCTGTTTTAGATTAGATTATCTCATCCGAGATTCTTTGCTATGTGCCCGAGGGGAGGTTAGAGCCCCCAAGGGCATTCTACCCAAAAACCCCATAATAAAATTATGTCTCTTTTTAGCTTGACATTTATTTAGTACCTGATTCTAGTCCTAATATTCTTAGGCGACATAACTAAGATTTGGCCGCTCTAACTTATTGGCCGAAAGCAAAGAATCGAGGACCATCCGAACAGGCTCCACGCTAGTCCTATGCGTCCCGACAGTAGAGTAGGGTAAAAAACTCTTTTGCCGTGCGTCACCCGATTTATGTCCGCACCGTGAAAAAGGAAAAGAACGTGGAAGAAAACTACGTAGGCGAGTTTATACCTCGTGCCGTAATCAATACTAAACTCTCACGAGGACTTAGAGACCTCCTCGCAAAAATCACGTTACTAGATATTGCAGGCCGATGTGAAGGAAGGAACGGCTGTTATGCAGGCAACGAATATCTAGCAACTTGTCTAGGTATGGCTGCGACAACAATTGCAAAATATATATCACGATTACGTAAGGCTGGCTACATCGAACAAGTGTCTTTCGACGGTCGTGTCAGAGTAATCCGGTCCACACTACACGACGCGGTTGTGATGGAGCGCGTACAGTATAAAATATCTAAGACAGCCTTAGCCAATAACCCTAGTCAGCCTAGGACAAATGGTCAGGACAGAGGGGTACAACAGGGTAGGGCAGCTTGGGACAATCGTTCCGTGGCTGTACGTACTAAAGAGGAGAGTAAAAAAACATTAAACGTAAGTGCTGAAAAAATCAAATCTGAACCGACGTGGAACGGATTCCTCGACTGGGCAGAAGAACGACTTACAAGATCAAGTAATGATATTTTAAAAAACCTTAAAATAGATTTCAAGGTAAGCGAATTGAGGTTACTCGAACCAGTTACAAATTCTCTATCTATGATTATCCTAAAATATTTTACTGAAGAGGTTAAAAGACCAATTTCAGTAAAATTTGTGGAAAAAACGGAGCAGGGTAGGGCGGCCTAATATGCAAACAACCAAAACAAAATTCGAAAACCTCAATGTGACCGATGTCGTTTGGTCGTTCTGGATCTCCATATATAAGCGCGGTCTAATCGAGTACATTATGAATCTGTCAAGTCCAGATGAGTTCGAAAAAATAATCTATTCTTTCGACCAGATCCATGCAACGGAATTGAGTGCTATTATAAGCACCGTACAGGAGAAAACTCAACAGATTCAGAGAAAGCAGAATGGTAAGATTATTTTGTCTGAATGCGATCGTGATTTTCTTAAAAAGGCCGGAAAGGAAATCTTATTATTGGACAAAACTTTCAGAAGGTCCCTCTTCGGTTATATACTCTCGAAGCAAAAAACTTTGACAGTAGTTTAAGGCTCGGAGGATCTCAAGGGAACAGTCGAATTTATTTATTTCTACTGTTTAGATATAAACTATAAAATTCTTCGAATGCCCTTTGACCGGATGCACCTTCTTGAGAACACCATTCTTTGACGCGCTGTAAATTAAAATGTTGGCTTTTGGCTACTAACAAAGCCTGGTCCAAACATTCACGCGACGAGAAATAAATATAGGATGCAAGTCGATCCCGTATGCAGTCAGTAGGCGAAAATATCTTTAAGATTTTTCCATTGAATTCTTTTTCATCCGGTATGATTTTATAATCTTCTCCGATCGAAACAGGGCCTGATACAAATTCGATGAATAGATGCTTGCATTTTGGATGAACGTAATGACGACTAACTTTTCGAAATCCGATTGTTTCCATTACCGACTTAATTTCCGATGCTTTAGAAATAAGTGGCTCGACTAAATCTAAATCACCGGAACGGTAGGCACCCTTTGAATAAATTGAAACGACAGCCCCACCGACCAAAACAGAATGAATTCCTTTGCTGGCTAAATGTCAACCAACGAATTTCCACAGATTCTCTTCGTTAACTGTTTTCCAATCAGGTTCTTGCATACACTGGCTTTCCTTTTTCTCTGGGTCTTCGTCTTGTTGAGAATATAGATTCCTTTTCTTCGATGCTCAAAGAATTATAAAAGATAGACAATATTTCTTTGAGTGGCTTGACGAAAGGGGACTTTTGATTAAAAGAAAAAACACGAGATCGACCAATCTGCTTAGCGACAAGTATTCCCGATTTTTCAAATCGTTCAAGTTGAAGCCTAATCGGAGTCACGGCCACATTATAGTCTTTTGCAATGGCCGAAGAGTGAATTTCGTTATAATGATAAACGTGTAATAGAACTCTGGAAGCCGTTCCGTTTCCGAAGATGCCATCAAGGACCATGCTCTTGAGTATATTATATCATTCTTTTGTTATCAACTACTTTTTAGTCTATATAGACTAATATTTAGTCATTTGAAAGCACTCTAAGCCAGGGGGAAAAAGTTTGGAGTATATTTTTAAATGAGGAAATAAGTAACTTCCGATAATCTTCATTTGGTCTCATTAGTGAACATTTGTTTATTCTTTGTTGTCTCTGATCTGTTTGGCAATTTTAATTAGTGTCTCAACGTGGACTTTTTTCTTGTCGTTAAGATAGTTGGCTATATTTCCATTAGATTTTTTAGTCCACTTTTCGATCTGTCTCAAGGTTCCCGAGGATCTAATATACTCGATTAAAATTTTACGGCACTCGGCTCCAGTGCTTTCGACTTGATCGATAGGTTCGACTTTAGAATGTTCCATGTTGATCAATTCCTTTATTTTTTTGGAAAAAAATTAACTCCATGCAATCCCTTAAAATCATCATCTTGAGTCCATAGGATAGCGTTGTATTGACGTGCTGTTGCTAAGATAATACTATCCGCCATGGGCATTTTGTGATCACAACTTAACTTTGCGGCTGTTATTGCTAAAGACGCATCTAATCCCACAACTTTATTTTGCTGCATATGGGCAATTGCCCTGAGTGCGTTGTCTTCTCCTCGTTCCAAAAGTATTTTTTTAAAAACTTCGTACAGAGTTATTACTGGGACTAATAGGGATTCTGTCTTTTCTATTGCTCCCGCAAAATATTCTGCTCTTTTTGTTTCAGCAAAATATTCCAACCAGCCAGAAGAATCTACAACGTTCAAACTCGATCGCCTTCTCGTTCGATTTTAGTATCCATTCCCTTTAAAAATCCTTTTAGTTTTTTAATGGGTTCGATAGGTATCAACTCTATGCGATTTCCGTAATGTATGATTTCGAGATGTCCGCCTACTTTTAATCCCGTTTTTTCACGGATTTCTTTTGGGATAACGATTTGATATTTAGGCGAAATAATTACTTTGTTCATAGTTTATCGATCGTACTTCCGTCTTACGATTTGTCAATCGATAAACCATATTTTATATCGTTTAATCAGATAAATATTTCAACCAGTGTTTTAAAAAGCTTCGCCAGTTTTTTAGCAACGTCTTTATCTATAGACCTCTTTCCGGATTCGTATTCTGATATTTGGGATCGGGCTATGCCAAGTTTTTGCCCTAACTCGGTTTGTGACCAACCAGCCATTTCACGATAAGTTCGCATGTGCGTCCCAGGTGTTGCGAGATGCCCATGTTTTTTCCAAAACTCGCTTTCACGGAATGGCACGGAATCGCTGTTCTTAATTGCCTCAAATAATCTATAAATTTCCTCTTTTCTTTTTTCGCTAACGGATTTAGATGATTCGATTTTTGACTCTAGGTCTTTCTCAAATTTATTTTTCATAGCGCCTCCTAAGTTTGCTTAAACGCACTTAACACCCTAATTTAAACTGCGCGCCACTTGGCACTATTATCCCTTGGGTATTCGATGCTAAATATCTTACTTACTTCCAAAAGAAAATTCACAATCTTCAAGCGCTTTCTTTTCTGATTCTTCTGCTGAATATCCATGTTCAGAACGCCAATACAATTTTCGCTCTTCGAGATAAATCTCTTTTTCGAAACGCCGCATCTTTGGGCCCATATTTTTAACTACTTCTCTTCCAAATTCAGTAATGTCTTCTTTTATAACAAGATTATCGTTCATTTGTTTTTCTCCGGTATTAAGGTTTTAAAATTTCTCTAGCTTGTGGGGAGCCTACACGGCCTCGTTGTATTTTCTGATCTTTTCAATCTCTTTGCCGTGATCGTTTTGCGCCTCGAAGAGATCGTACGTGTTTTGTAAGTTGAGCCAAAATTTTGCGGTTTGTCCGAAAAATTTCCCCAAACGCAATGCGATTTCTGGGGTAATAGATCGTTTGCCCAAAACCAGGTTGCTCAAATTTGATCGTGGAATTCCCGTCTCAATTGCAAGTCTATATTGAGATACCTCAATCTCGTCGAGATAGTTTTTCAAAATTGCGCCTGGGTGCGGATTGTATTTTCTGCTCACGTTAGTTCCCTCCTTACGGTTTTAAAATTTCCCTTCCGAATAAATTTTCCAGCTTAACAATTTGTGCAAGGGTCGGGTTTGTTTTTCTCGGGTTTTCGAATCGTTGGTAAGTTTGCTGTGCAATCCCTAAGCGATTCGCAACTTTAGCCTGACTGAGTCCTTGTTCCTCTCGATTTAATTTTAGCCAAATAGCAAATCCCACGTTTTTATCTGGCTCTATCAAATATATATTCTTGCCTGTCCTTTTGGATGGTTGAGGTATTGGGAGTTTACGCATATCAATTGATTCCAGATAAAGAGACAGTGCGTCTTTGGCAAATGCCAAAGCCTCTTCCAGCGTATCACCCTCGGTGATACAACCGGGAAGATCGGGGAACTCAACTGTATAGCCCCCCTCTACTTTATCTTCTGTTAAAATCGCTGAGTAACTGATCATTATTTTAATCCTGCTGTTTTAAGTATTGCATTCAATGTTTTTAACTTTAATTCTTTTTTTCCGTGTATCGGCACTGTAACAGTGATCGTACCTTTTTTGTATATTGCATGTGACCCCTTGCCTTCCCGCTCAAACTCAAATCCGTTATCCTCCAAAAGTCGGATCAATTGTTTTGCGTTCATCGGCTTCATGATTTTATAATACAGTATATATACTGTATTGTCAAGGTAAATTTTGTTTTTTATTTAATTGAGTTAAGGCCACCGTTGTCTTGGTATACAAATGTAGCCTTAACAAAAGACATGTATATGTTAAGACTTAACCTTTTTCTTCCATCCCTCTTTTGTCCAGTAAGACAGAGGAGCCAACTCAGACAGTTGTCTCTCTAACTTTTGCCGCTCTCGCTTTGCTTCATTTTCCGCGATCCTAAATTTATCCCATTTAAGATACAGTCGGATTCCGGCCTTACGGTCTTCCTCAGAGATTCCTATGTTTTCAAATTTTTTTTTGTTCTGAAATTCGACAGAATATTGTTTGAGCGTGGATATATGGATTCCTGTTAGTTGATGTATTGCTTTTAGTCCTCCCGATTTGCCTATTTGATTTTTAAATCGTGTGAATACCAAACGTTTACGATCGGCCGGACTAACTTGTCGGCCAACTGTATTGAGGTGATAAACTAACTCTTGCTCAATGTCCGGATCCATATCTACCTGGAATCGGATAGTAGGCACTAGGATTCCGAGTTCTTGCGCAATTACAACCCTATTAGATCCAGAGAGGACAGTGTAGTCTTGCCTACAATATACCGGGTGTAAAATCCCATTGCGTTTGATCGATTCCCTTAGCTCCTCGTATTGCTCTCCTTGTAAGAGGGCAAAAGGCTGATCCTCTACGATTATGAGTTTCTCGGGATTTTCGTAATATAATTTTGTGGGTTTAAACTTTTGTATATCTGCCATGAGACGGCAGTATATAATAGTTAGGTTTTTTGCCTGTACTTTTTTATCAAAAAATACCCCGCAATTTGCGGGGTTAAATGAGATGGAATTTACTTAAGGATTATATCACGGTGCTAGTATATATTCTTTCGTTTCGTCCGTCGGCTTCGCTGAAGACCCTCCGAACCAACTCACAAACCTGTAAACGTATGCGGCCCTAAACGCGCCCATTCCGTCTTCTAAACAAATTTTTTTTAGAATCTGATCTGCGGTATCACGATATTTTATATGATCTAATTTTTCTTCCCGCATCAATTGATAGAGCGCGTCGTGTACTAGTGATCCGCGCATAAAGGATTTTGTGTCGAATGTCGGGCCGCTCGGTCCATCCCAAGCATATCCGGCCTCTATACGTAATAGACCGTCTGTATTCAGTGATACAAAAGTTTTTATTCCAGTAGTTTCGATCCGAATTTGTTTTTCCATCTTGATGTTTGTCTGGAACCAATAGGGTAATAAGAGTTCGTATTTGTAGTTCTTTAAACTTTTATAAACTATTCGATCCATTGTTATCTCCATTTTTTCCCACAAGTCCGATAGCGGCAAGTCCGGCTGTGATCGCAATTGACGCCTGCGTCCAATCAGCTTTGCCTACGAATACGGAGACGATTGCTCCGACCACGAGGGCAATTCCGAGGATCGTCGAGACTCTTCCCTTGGTTGCGTTTTCCGAGAGATGACTCCAAAATGTTTTTTTATGTTTGGTCATATTATATTTCCTTTATGTAAATTTTCTTATCCTATTGTGACTCGTTGGTATTTCATTTTACCTGGTACTCCAAACGCGTTTAATACTTCTTTTTTCGGTTTGATACCAATAGGCGCAACAGAGACGTGGACCCAAGTTACGCCTGAAGCCGTGCCTTCGTTGATTAATTGGTGGAATGGCAAATTGAGCTTTAGGATTTCTGCTACAATATCTTTTGTTGTCAACCCTTGAACACAAATGTCTGCTGCTTCGCCATTCATGTGCTGACTTGTTACGCTACCCTTCACTTTTCGATTTACTGCTGGCGATCGAAATCCGGAATTAACAATAATTGGCTTTTCAATTGCTTGCCTAAGTGGTTCCAAAATCGTTTCACAGAGACGCTTTAGATTTACGATTTGTCTTTCATCTGGAACGTTCGGAATGCCTGTTTGTGTAACAGTTAATTCAGACAAAGTAAAATTTTTTGATAAATTTGTTGTGGGTGCATTTTCTTTTTCCATTTTTCCTAGATCCTTTTGGGTCATAATTTTTTCCTGAGTAAAATTCCTATTTCAGTTGCGGCTTCTTCAATCTCTTGTTTTTGAGGGGTACGATTAATATCCTCATGCCATGAAACAGATACAAAGCCTTCTATTTTTCCCTTGTAATCAATCTTTGCAAATAGATGGGCTTTGATTTTATTAAACCGAAATATATCTTTCCAAACGGAGGATTCTGGCATTGATTCTGTTAGAAGATAAACGGATTCTGATTCACAGATAGGTTTAATAATTTCGAGTGATTGAGAAATACTTTGGTTGGTATAAAAATTATTAAACTCATAAGGATAAGCCATCCCAGATTTAACTACGATATTTGTGAGAGAAAATTTTTCTACGCCGGTCCCGTTGTGGTAATATTCCCCGTTGTGGAATAAGAATACTTTTGCGCGGCTTGCGTTATAATGATCACGCAAAACGGCCAGCAGCTCCTGGACAGAAGTATTACGATTTAACTCCCTCTGAATCTTTCCGCGATCACGATTGGATTTCAGCCACTCGGTCCACCGATCAGAAATATACTTTAAAATGTGTATAGCTGCTACTCCTGCAACTATACCAGATGCTGAAAGGATTTCTTCGATCACGGTGGTGGGTCCCATCCTTTGTTTATATCAAAAAGACGCAACTCGCTCATCAGAAGCCTTGGTATCCTATCGAGACAATCGTCAAAGTAAAGATCTATTGCCATAAAGCAGACAGTTCGGAATCTGTTACGTTAGGATTGTCGTTTATGGCAACTTCGAAGCGCCATTTTTTGGCATACAAGCTTTGACCTGCGTTAAAAAGATCTAATTCGATCAAATCTGATAATTTAGACAGCTCCGTTGCATCTAAAAGGTAAAATTGGTTATCCGCAGCCCGCCACTCCGGAATGGATGAAATAAGCTGCTTATTGTAAAGAGTTAATGTTTTTTGAATATTATCTAAATAGGTTTTACCTGAGTCCCAAGCGGTTCCTTTGTAGTCAACTGTGCCTCTATAAGAACCAAGTTTAGAATAGAAGATCTGACTATTTCTCTCCAACAGAGCTTCTTTTTTGCGCTCTTGATTAATTATCCAACCGGAATCCGTATATTTTTGATACTCCGCCAATTTTCCAGAAGAGTCTTTTAACGGTTCGTCTTCCGTCTCTGTCTCTAAATCTATTTTATCTTCCCAACTCTGTAGAACTCTTTCCTCTCCGGTAGTTTTGTTATATACTTTTTGGGGAACAAAATCTTGTGCTACTCCGTCTTTAATCTCTGCTACAAACGTATCTCCGATCCCTGGATTGTAGTGGAGGGAGTAAATGATTTCGTGTTGGTCTGGTTTAAAGTTTCCCCACGCTTCTACGCCCGTAAGTTTGTTTGGATCTGTGTTGATCCAGATGACTTGTTTATTTGATTTTTCTAATATATAATTCATTATGCTACCCTCACTTTATATTTTACTGCTACGTATGCAGGAGTGTTTTCATCGCCGGTCCTGGGCGTGCCTGCGCCATCCGCGATTATTGAACGAATTGTATAACCAGGTGATGCGCCGTTAGCACTTCCGGATGAGGGCGTATTTGGTCCCGCACCGCTCGAATAGGCAGTCGTGCCACCAACTGTATTATTATTGCTATTCAACCAAAGCTCATGCACGTGTTTAAATAACTGGTCTTGTCCCGCGTATCCAACTGCACCACCATCATAATTCCCACCGGATGCTTTAGCCCTTGTCCCGTGTACACCAGCACCCCTTGCAAAAATACCGCGCCTATCCGGAACATTGAACGTAGTCGACCCATCTCCAAATCCGTATTCCGCATTGACGAGCATTGTTCCGGCTTGTGATGACGTTAGGTCTATGATTGTGCCCGTAGCAGTTGCCGAAATTTGGAAGTCATTTGCTGTCGGGTTACGTACATAATAATTTGTTAATGCTGTAATTCCGCCACCGGTAAAAGAGAACTTTACGAGCTGACCCTCAACGCATCCATGCGCAGTCACGTTGATTCTATCGGTTGCAGGTGTTATACTTGCAACAGTTCGGTTAACTAAATTCCAAAGTGCAGAGTAGGTTGTTCTTGAGATTGCCTGACTATTAATCTCTTTAAAATTAGTTGTGGATGCTTGGTCAAAAGGATCCTCTATGATTGCACCTAGTGGTATTTTAGATGACTCGATTAAATCCTCTATGCTTTTTAATCTCTCTGAGAGAGTCGGTAAACGATAAAGCACAACATTCGAATAATTATTTAGAAGCTCTTTTGCTACAGTAAATTGGTTACTGCTTGCTATCGTTTTAATCTTCCTAATAACTCCGCCTGGGAATAAAACCAATTCGTTGTTATTTATCTCAGTAGTAGCAGAGCCACCTGTTCCGTTAACGATAAGGGTATTTGCATTACAAGACCATGTGCCTGATATTTGCACATAATCACCAAAAAACTTTTTAAAATTCCTACGAGTTGATGGACTTCCGAGTAAATCATAAAGTCCAAAGGCCATTCCAGCATATTTAGCTAATGACGCGACCCCAGTTGTTCCAGACAAAAAATTGTCATTGTCTTCAAATTCAGTATTTTCGGTCGCTTGATCTGCTGCTGCCGGGTTAAACAGTTCATTCGAAACAACTGTCTCTGCTTTAAATTTAGAATTTGTGTTTGCCATATATTATATACTCCTCAGAGGTAAGAAATAATCTCCTGATATGTTTTGTCCTGATCCAAGGATAAAATTGTTCCCACCTATTTCATTCTTTCCTATTTCAAAATTTCCGTATTGATAATGTCCTAATATTCCGATCTCGATTGACATATATAAATTTTTGATTGGTCGTAATAATGCTCCTACTTGGTTCAAGATTGTATCGCTAGGGGTTACACTTGTATTTAAGTTTATCATAATGTGTCCTAGGTTAGGAGTGTTAAGTCTTGCGTTATAGGGTTGTGTATCTAAGTATAGACCTAATTCGTCTATATCCGCAATGACTGATTGTCTTATTAAAAAAGATTTAGCCAACTTAGGACCATAAAAGATATTACTATCCCCACCCGTTATTTGATCAATCTTACCTTTCCAAGATAGCTGGAAAGATGCGGGTCTTCTCTGAATCTTTGGTGCTTCGTGTATAGCTTGGCGGATTCTTCTTATGGATTCAGAAGTATCATAAAACGCACCTATCGCATAAGCTCGTTCTTCTGGGAATTCTGTAAGATCTGCTCGTCTTAAGTAACGTATATAGTTTATTTTTTTTGAATATAGCTCCCAGTATTGTTTGATCTTGGTGAACAAATTGTCAAACTTTTGAATACCCCTTAAAGGGATTGGCTGGAAGGAAGATGTATTTCCTATCATACATCTTCCTGAAAGTTTATCATTACTGGCTTAATTATTTCGCCATCTGATGGTGTTATTTGCGAAAATGGATTTGTTACGTTTACATATCGTACCCCCTCTACATAAGACATGAGTATGCTAGATATATCATTAGGGCCAATTGATTGACCAAAGTCATTGCAAGGGACGTTATCGAGTAATTTTTTAACCTGTAAAAAATCATTTTCCTCGCTATAAGTTTGTCCAATTAAACTTACAAAGGTTGTATTAATTAGATCAATCGTTGCTGATATACCGTTTTCGTAATAGTAATCTTTGATATAAAATCCTATCTCACTAGTTCTTAAGGCAACTGCAAGAGAGATGTATTTTAATTTGTCCACAAACTTATATCCTGGAAGCATATGGACTTTCCCAGAAAACCCGGAATATAAGTAATTAACGGAATATGCTTTTAGATCTACTTGCCCGAATATCGATTTTGAGATAAGTAAATTTTTGACACTTGTTAATAAAGATTCGGGTGCAGCACCTCCACCACTAGGCATTATATATACAAGTGCCCTTAAAATTCCCGTGATAATTACTTGTGCCTCTAAAACCCCTGGAATGGACTTTGCAATTACCTTGCCCGAACCCTCATCCCAAAACATATCATGAGTTCGGGCACGTAAGGGAGCCATTCGTTTAGCATTTGATAATGTTTCTGGCTCCGATCCTCCTTGTGCTTTTTGAGCATTATTAACTGAGATAACTTTTGGATCATTGCCGATGTATTTTACAATCGTGTTCTGAGGTTGGTTTCCTATGTCACCACCTCCAACAGCAAAATGAGCGACAACCGATAAACCGGATGCAGGAATTTTACCGTATTGATCTCCAGTTTTTTCGTCCACAAACCCCAGTGTGACAACTGATTCGCCGGTCGAAAGATACTTATGTATAAAGTGTTTATCAAGTGCGTTAGAATATGCTAATGTATCTTGTGGATAATATAACTCCCCTCCGATATCAAGATAAAACGTATCTCTTATGATGTCGGCCTCTCTGATAATAAATTCTTGTGCGTCCGTGTTGTTTGTTTGTCCTAATGCAATAGGATCACGAGTCTTTTGATGGTAAAAAAGCGCAATCCCAGTTGTTTGGCCCTGTGGTATTGTCAACGCTTGTCTAGCTTCATAGGCGACTGGAGGAGCCGAAACCCCTCCTTTGGTAGATGCCACCATTTTTGAGATAGGGATTGTATAAGATGAAGCGCTGGTCGCGGTTGGATCAAGTGTAATGTCTAGCCATACCGAAGCAGTAGTCTTCCAGCGTAGCTCATAATCAGTTTCGCGAAAAATATCTGCTGCTATGTCCCGATCACTTACAGTTCCCGCAAACACTTGATTGATTCCTATATTTAATCTGATTGTAAGTAGTGCAAAGATTCCAGCAAATATCACCTTAAACCAAGTAGGAGCGTCGTATGTCAGCGGGTCATTGTTTAGATCAGACATTATCTCACTAAATGTAGTTGAGATTGTTTTGATTGGGTTACGACTCATAGCGCTGCCTCCTTGTAAGATTCATCGGCGACGCGATAGTAGCCGACAGAAATGTCAAGCTCTCCATTTTTTTTATTTGTATTTTCTATTTTTACTAAATCGTATGAGGTCGCTACTCTTCGCTCAAATCTCGCACTGTTGGAATAATCTGCTAAGGATTGCAAAATTGTAACCCCAGCAAGAATGTCAGATAACACCGTTACCGGCGTATTATCCAGTTCGGCCAAAGTTGTTCCACGTTCTCTATAAAATGGCATTGACCCTATTGGGAGAGCCAAATGCAAAAGCACTTCGCATTCCGTTTCTTTTACAAAATCTTTTCCCCAATTCTGGATTATTTCGTACGGATAATCTATTGTCATAACCAAGGCTCAATTGTATTCGGAGGTACTAGTAACGTAGATTGTCCCGTGCGTAACCAGTTGCAAACTTGGCTAGCGATCTGAGAACAATTCGAATCATAATCAGCGACGTTCGAACTAAGCACAAGAGGCGCAGGAGGCGGAGTTGGATTGTAACCTGACATTCCTTGCCCTAGTTTTAATGCAAATTGAAATACTGCTTGTTGCAGTATTTCTAATGTCATTGCCTCAGTTCCAACAATTCCCAAAAAAGCGGTTTTTGCAGCATTGGCATTGGTTGAGACTGGAGAGATATTTTTTGCACATTCGTATAACGCATTGCCCCATCCTTGATTTGCTCTTTGGATCGCTTCAGATTTTGTTTTCGGATCGCCTTGGTAATTGGGAGAACGTGGGTTACAGAATTTTTCTAATTCTGTTTTAAATGCACTTTCGGAGATCATGGGTGTAGTCCTGGAATTCTGGATATTGTTGGCCCAAGTGGAGTCATATATCCATCAGTCAAAGCACTTCGACCGCTAGGCAAAAACCTTACATCCATGTTTTCTGTGACACTGATTCCAGTATTATCGATTTTGATTTTGTGGATTGCAGAACCTAATTCTATATCTATCGATTCGATTCCGTGTTTTGTTTTTATACCTCCGTATTCGGTTACAAACTTGCTATTCGTTTTGTCGTAATAGAGTGCGAATATAATACCGGTTGGTTCTTTAAATTCGAATAAAATGTTTAAACCGGATCCAGATTTTTTAAATTCATATTCAAGTGGGTTTTGTGTTTTATATACTATTCGATCCGAATTTCCGTTTGGAAACGCGATCCTTATCTTGTCCCCAATCTCTGGGACGACATGAGAGAACAACACAGATCCGGGCCAGGCGGTCAGCCAGTTTTCTGAATTACTCTCCTCTGCACCATTTGACAAGTCTAGACAATATATTTGTATAGACCCGTCATTGTCTCCTGTTCCAATTTCTTTTACAATTGCGTCATGTTCTATTAAATAAAATAGTTCCTCTTGTGTTACTTTACGATTTAGTAAAATATCTTCTGAAGGTATTTCTGGATTTAAACTCATCGTTTTAACTCCAGCTCTTGCTTAACACCACTTGCATCGTGTGTCCACGTGTGTTTTGCAAGTCTCCAAAATTTGGCCTTTGCGTTTTTGCGACATGAACGAATGTCTGGAGGGATTACACACCAGCCCTTTTCATCCGTTGGACCTAAATGCACCCTATCGCCAATCTTGTATAATGGATTGGGAACAGTGGAGCATCTGAACGTCCAGCCATTTTGTTCAGGCATGGTTGAGTTTGGTTTAAATTCGAAGTATCGCTTGAAATTTTTGTGTATAGGTCCGCCATGCTCTGCTATTTGATCATCAGGCACTATGAATTCTTCAAAACTTGCGTTCATAACTCGATTGAATTCCGCTGTTGCCATTTTTGGATTTTTTACTACCTCCTGAATTTTTTCCATACTTAAAACATAACTCAAAGTAGATTCCGTCGCCGATGCCTGAAAAGTAGCTACCATACGCCCATTTTGATCGAGTGTGATACTTGTAGAAGATCCTAAAGAGGATCCTGAACCAAGGTCATAACTTGGCTCCCCTACAATGTTTGATTGACTATTACCATAGTTAAATATATGATATTGTCCTTCTCTGTTTACTAATTCTTGTTTTGATTTTTCGTGAACTTCTTTTGTCTCTCTAAAATGTAAGATCTCCGTTCCTTTGTCATCACGAGTGGAATAGACTACACATCCATATTTTTCTGCTTGTCTACGAATAAACTGAAAATTGGTTTCCTTTGCTTGTACTAAAGGATTTCTTCTTGTAAGGAGTTCCCCTTGTCTCGGAAAAGATATATCAACTTTTTGAAAATCAAGTAGATTCGCAACGGCTCGAATCGCATCCTCTACGGTCCCCGTATTAAATTCTCTTGTTAACATGGGCCTACCTGCAAATTTTCCAGTCCGTAATTCAATTGCTCGAATATGGTTGCCGCCCTGGAAAAATCCTTTGGATGTAGTAACAACAGCACAGCTAATTAAATTTTTAAATGATCCTCTTATCTCATCTGCACCAAAATCTAAAAATCCAGGAAGATCGCTGGAAGCGTCAAGACCCCATTCCACAGAAAACCTTTGTCCTCGTGAAAACATCTTGGTATCAAGTCCTACGTTGTCTATAATTGTAAGGTCTATCAGTGTATTCGCAAACATTTCTTCTTCTACACTAAAAGAAAGGATGTTAAATCCGATGTCAGAGTCTTTATATTCCAAATCCGTAAACTTTGGATTTAAGGCTTTGATTTTAAAATAATATTGTCGTTTTGGTCCTGGTAGTATCATAACGGGATTATCGCCTCATTCATTTTCGTTATATCAAATCTATTTTCTGATAAATACGTAGCGTTTGCTTCACACAAATTCATTAACTCTTCATAAGATCCCTTTTCTTCAAGTGCGATTAGATCTAAATCCCTTCCATTAGAATTTACAATACGTATGTCTGAGGGTATTGTAATCCGATGGAGTAACCTTAAAGTAACCGCTTCCCCTGTTACCGGATCTATATATTCTTTTGGTTTTACATTACTAAATTCTAACATGATTAAAACGAACTTCTTCCCGATAAACGTTGTGCGACTCCTACACCTGCACCTATGTTTCTAACGATCTTCCACATTTTATACATGCCCTGATCCTCTAAATATCTCATTGTAAAAGTGCATTCTGTAAATTGCGAAAATCCATTTCTGTTTGTAAGATCTCGTTTGTGATTTAGTTTAATATCTTCAATGATTACGGGTAGTGGGGGTCTATGCGTTCCCCAACCTGAATAAATACATGTAGGATTTTGTTTCCACTGTGGTGAATCTGTTACAAGAGATATATCTATTTGATGACTTCTTGCGCGTTCTACTGCATATAGATCCAACATGTTCCCTGTTGTTTTATTTAAATTAACGATCGGAACTGTAAACGTAATGCGTGTGTTTTCGTTTCGTACATGATCCACCGGCGCATAGTCAAGTCCAGGCATTGGATAGTCCTGGAAGATAGATTTTTTTTCATCCGATACGTCAGATGGTAGCAATTTGTTTGTGATCAACATCGCTTGTAATAAATTTTGTGGAGATGACAAAACAGATGATATGTTAGGAAGAACTAAAATCCACCAGTTGTTAGTTTTCTTTTTCATCGAAACGCTTTCCGCGTTGTAGCCGTTGGCATGTAAAATAATTCCCGTGCCGAGGCTAATCAGACATATGGAGAAAAGGCAACAAAAATTTTATGTCTTATGAATTTATTTTTAAACCACTCCTTTTGTAAACGGGACATATTCGCGTTTCTTATTGTTATCAAAATTACTTGCGAATATAGCGAGAGTATACAGATTGCGTCAAATTATGAGATATTTATCAACTTTAGTTATCATGTTTTGTTTGTTGCAATGTCGTCCAGATGATCCACGGAGACAGGGGATTGCGGGGCCGGATCTTTTACCGGGTGCGTATCAGGTTCATTTGTCTAACGTGGGGTATGAAAGTTTACAAGTAGATCATGAGCGATTTTCAGAGGATCGGTTTCCGCTTAGGTTTCAACTGGTTGAAGGTTATTACGAAGGATTACTTGGACTTGGTGGTCCACCTGGATTTATTGATCGTCAAGGAAGTGTTGTTATTGAGCCTCGATTTGATGATCACGTACCATTGATAACTCATTCGCATAACCCATTTAAAGAAGGCTTTGCGGTTGTTTGGTATTCAGGCATAGGCGAACATAAAGAATACTGTCTTAAAAAAATGAAAGAGGCATTAGGAAAAAAATTCGATCCATCTATGATTTTTTGGTATCAATGCGAAGAGAGAACATCCGATTTAATTGATAGTAATCGTAAATCCGCGTTTAATGCACCAGTTTTTTCAGCTCAATCATTTTCTGAGGGTTTATCTGCAGTGAGCGTTGCTCAGAAGGGCAAACATGGTTATATGAATAAATCGAAGATGGTCATCCCTGAGATCTATGATTTTGCTTACGATTTTAACAGTGGTTTAGCATTAGTAGAATTAAAGGAAGAGATGTTTTTTATTAATACAAAAGGTAAGAAAGTTTTTGGTAATCCATATAACCCCGAAGATGCGCTTAGTTTTAGTGATGGAATGTCAGCAGTACAAAAAGGTGGCACCAGAAAGACTGGTCCTTTCGGCGTTTATTGGGAAGGCGGATTATACGGCTACATGAATACAACTGGTAAAGTTGTGATAGAGCCTCGATTCAGTAGAGCTGACTTTTTTTCAGATGGTCTTGCATACGTCGAAACACCCAATGGCGAAAAAGGATATATTGATAAAACTGGAAATTTTAAAATCCAATTTAAAGACCTTAAAACATCACGTAGTTTTTCAGATGGTCTTGCATACGTCGAATTCCACGATGACAACTTTGACAAAAAAATAGGCTTTATTGATAAATCAGGCAAGTTAGTTTTGGATCTCATTAGTGGCTTCTTATCCTCAAACTATGACGAGGTGGGCGACTTCTCCGAAGGCCTAGCTGTCGTTTACACAAAAGATCCAAATCGTAGAATGTTGTTTATTGACAAGACCGGTAAGGTTGCGTTTGACGTTAACGACATTAACCGCAAGATTTGGGAACGATTCAAAAAACGTTAGATCTTTTATTTAGTTTTCTTTTTCATTCAATTGCGCTTGGATGCAGATCGATTATATTTGTTTGCGTCCGCTGTTGTTTTTGACATTACATTTTCAATCGCATTGGCCGCCGCCGGTGGATCAGGTGTGGTCACATTTACGTTAACAGTTCGATTATCATTATTTGTCGTGGAATTATTCCCTGCTTGGCTCCTACTTTTAATGAGTGGAGTTGACGAATTGTTCATACCTTTATTGTTTTCTTCTAAAATGCTAGTGTCTCCATCTCTAATCTCACTTGTTGAGCTCGAATCGTTACTATCCTTGTTCGGAGTTAGTGTACCTCTAATCATATTAAAGAATTCACTAGCCGGTGCAAAAGCATTTTTGATTTTATCTGCAAAGTGATTGAGCTTCACAGTTATCTTATCCCAATACTTGCTAAATGTAGTTGAGATCCCTTGCCATATCCCACTAATCCAATTCTTAAACTCACTTAGCTTTGTCCTGATCCAGTTAAAACCACTCACGACTTTCTGAGTAAAAATTTCGATGAATGGATGCTTTATAAAAATGTCATACATTGTATGCCCAAAATCAATGATTGCTTTTTTGGGATCTTTAAAGAGTCCTACAAGTAATCTTACCAATGCAATAAAAAATCTAATCGGAGCTAATACAGCATATCCCAACACCTTACCAATAAATTGGAATGTTTTTGCAATCCAACTTACATCACCTTCAGATTGCAAAAAAGAAAATGCGTCCGCTAACTCATCTATCAAAAAATGGAGTTCGGTTATAATAGGGATTAGATTGGATACAAACCCTTGCGCGAATCCATCTATAAAAGGTTTAACAACTTGTTTCCACAACCATCCAATTGTAGTTCCTATGCCCTTTATCAAAGGTTCAAGCATCGCCTGAAAAAATGCGAAGAAAAACGCAACTTTTAACATTAAGAAATTCATGTAATTCATGAATCCTTTCATGGTAATTTCTCCACCACCTATCGCTTTCCAAGTCGCGTTAAGACCTGCTTTGATTAAATTAAACGCACCAAGAACTACTGATTTAACAATCCTGAATACGGATACTAATAGCACTCCGATCTGAACAAAGACGATTCTGTTTTCTTTTACCCAGTTGAAGAATTTAAAAAACAGAGGCATAAGTTCTTTACTGAGGGGATAAAGAAGATTTGCAGAAATGACCTTTCCAGCCATCTCGAACCCTTGTGAAAGAAAAGGCATCTGCTCGCTGATAGCAGAAATGCCTTTACCCAATAGACCGACCCCTGCATTGTAAATTGCCATACCCTTGGCAACTGCAAAAGCACCAAACCCACCTCCAGCAGCACCTTCCGCTTTAGGACTTGCTATTTTTTTTTCCGGAGGTCCTTTGTTTTCCTGTCCTTTAAATTTTTTGTAAAGAGCATTCAGCTTATTTAATTTATCAACAGAGTAATTGTAAAAATCATTAATGCCGTCTTTTGGAAACTTGGAGTAATACTTTGCATAAAGTAAAAAATCACGTGCAGATAAACGTAGACGCGCGGAGGAACTACTGATCCTATCCCCAATAGTATTAAATCCTGCAGCAAATCTTTTTTGTGCGGAAACTGCTTTGTCTATATCAAAAACATAGCGTATACCTATCGTATCCATCATTTAGATTCCCTTTCCTCTCGCTCTCTTTTCTCTATTATCTTTGCAATTAGTCTTTCGTATTCAGTCCATTCCATTGAATAGATTTCAGATTTGGAAATAGTTCCCTTTGTCTCATCTACAATTGCAAAATACTCCTCTAACAATACGTCTTCGCTAAAATCAATATACTGTAAATTACGTAAAATATGATCCCAGCTTATTTCCTTTTTCCTGTATGAGTGCTCCCCGGATTTGGCCGGAGAGCGTAGACGAAAAAATTTTCAAAAGGTAAATCAAAATCATATTCGTTTCTACAATGTTCGCATACCATTTCAGCAGACTTAATTCCATATTCATATAATTGCTCATATATTTTATCGTAATAAGATATATGACTAAACCGGAATAGACGATCAGGTCTATGAGCAAATTTATTCTTTATATCTTTTACATCCTCAATCTCATGGTCTGGCCCACTCCATTTAAAATCACAGTCAGTTAAAAGTTCAAAATAAAGTAGGTCGTTTACCTCTTTTGGAGTTTTTGCAGTTTTAATAACCTTTGTCATGTCCTCGATAGTATGCGGACGAAACGTCATAGATGTGATTTCTAAAATGTCTCCTCCCTCTTTCCCGAATTTATGAAACGTTAGACATTTCTTTCTACGTTCAAAATCATCTTGATTTTCGCCACCAAAGGGCTCGACAAACATATCGTGACTTTCTTTTTCACTCATCGTTTCGATTTTAAAATTCACATCACTACCAGAAAATACGTTAACATCAAACCGGTCTAATGATATGCGGTTGTCATCCTCTCCTTGGCGGGTGTGGAAATTTTCTTTTCCGCACACAGTACAATAAGAGCTCCCGTCAAAATGTCGCACAATCTTTGACGCGTTGTTAAAAGCTTGTGTAGTGATGTATTCCGAAGAACGGAATGGTATTTTTTTTACATCATCTCCTAATGGTTTGTCATCTACATAAACTACATCTTTTAGGATTACAGTAGTAGCTTGTATGATTCTTTTAGCAATCGCCTCTGAACGAGCGCGTGTGATTGCGTCTGGACTTGGAGCTTTAACATCAACAGTATCAATGTTGCCAAAAGGGATTGGTAATTTAACAATCATATTATATTGTCCTACTTGCAAGCCGCTTCGGAAGAATTTCCGCAACGATTTTACCAGCCACAGGTGCAGCCTTCTCTCCACCTGGATACATCAAACTTGCGAGTTGGCATTTACCAAGGTCCCACTCTGCAACAATACAATTCGGATTAAAAGGATCTGCAGTTGCATCTGTCTCTATAATCGTAACTTGTCTGTCGTCTTTTGCGTCTCTCCAAATCTGCAGATAATGGTGTGCTGAATCCGCCGCTTTTGTTTTATTAAACTCAAATTCAAGCGGCTCAAGTTTTATCATCCCGGTTTGAATATTAAAAATATATTTCTCGTCGTTTGCAACTTCCGTTTTTTGTACGTCTTGTTTAAAATCAGGCCACTTAATGCAGTCTTTAAGTAAAACCCCGTTTACAAAAACAAACTTATGTGATGCGTAATATGTTTCCTGGGCCATGACTATCCTCTGTTCCTAAATATTTTTACAGCCGTATAGGCTTTGATGTTAAGCGACCTTCGGAGGGAATACGGAACCCATTCTACCCAGATGTCTGCATCACCTTGATCAAACTGTGTTGGCGGATTATTAAATCTATCCGCTCTCGCTCCAACAACATCGTTCCATTTTAATGGATTTCCGTTTTCATCCGTGTTTCTAAAAGCGCCCGTCTCCTCATCCACACAATAAGGTGAGTAATTACCCTCGTACAAAGGTTTTAAAACTTCGTGTTCGATTCTCAACGCATCCCTTTGCAAAAGTTTAAATTGATTGGGAGTATTTTCCGTTTTTTGTAAGTTTTGTTCGCATGTGAATTTGATTAGTTGATTGATTGCATGGATGTGACCATCTCTGACTAACGCATCTTCCGCCGGTGTTCTAAAGTTTCTTAAAACGATCCCATAACCAGAAACGTTGTTGACGATATTAATACCGGATACGTATAACTCAGTCCGAATCGTATCATCCCAAGAATCCTCTTGTCTTACGATTGGCCCACTTACATAACCGGACATTGTAAAACGTTTTTCCGCAGGTGCCCTATGGATACATCCGGAGTAAATAACTTTAATCCAGTTTCCAAGCACTCCTCCTATAACCGGTATTAATGCAACTGGATCAGATCCATCTCCTACGGGATCAGGAACGTATCTCCAGCCGTAAGTTAATAACGTCTGTACCCATCCTTCACGTTTGATAAAGTCTTGTCCCCAATCTCTGAGTGATTGCCAATCAGATCCAAAGTCCTGAATAGGCCCTAAATATATTGGATGGTCATTTCTATTTGCACACCAAGTTTCAAATGATTGGTGCACTGTCTTGGATGTGCTTTCGCAATTTAATACTGCAAATGTATTTTTTTGCGGGAAGTAAGATTGTAATCCCGTCCAGTCGGATACGGATGCAGGAGCAGAACCATCAGAACCATTTGATAAAAACAAGTATTGTCCGTCTGGAGTTGGCACTGGAAATTTTTTCCAAAATTGTGCGGTTGAAGATTGATCTACTGCTTTAAACAACGGATGCGTCTTGAATATTACAGGAGCGTAATCCTCTGATTCCGGTTCCATTGATAACCAACGATCATTAAACCCTATTTGTTGTTTAATAATCAATCCTCTGTAATCTTTTCTCACTGCTGTGATCTTAAACCCTAACACCTCAACCTTGTCACCTGTGGTTAAAATCGGAAGAGTCGAGTCCGGAATTCCGGTTACAGTTTTTGCGTTCTCATCAATCGATAAAATCTTAAATCCATAAACATTGTTAGAATGAGTGATTTTAAGAATTGATCCTCTCTTTACATTGACCACAGAACTCAGTGGTATAGTAGTTGCAGCAGTAGAGTTTAAAGGATTTGATCCGATTGATGTAGAGCTAATTACTCCATGATCCACCCTTGATCCAGACGAGTTCCCCCAGACGCCATAAGAGTCGTTATCTCTGTAGCTATCCTTTAAAATCAAAGTAGGTAAAGGAGATGTCGCACCATCGTTTAATGTGGTAGCTGCTTGTATTGCTCCAATACCTTTAAACGATTTTAGTTTAAACAGAATTGAGTAAGGTTGAGCCTTACGAATCGCATCATCCAAAACATACCAAGAGAGTTTTCCTTGCTGTGCTGTGCCTATAACGTAATCGCGGTCTATCTCTCCGTTTAATTCGATTACGTTATCAAAAATACGTGGGAAACGTCCGAATGCTTCGACAACATTCATTTCGGACGGAAGCATCTGGTCACCTGATATAGGTTGACCGGTTGTTGCGTGGACGCCTAGTGTTCTTATATTTGCCATATTTTATTTCCTTAATGCGATAAATTTTCCGGATTCGATTCCGGCTTTAATTGTAGCAGCTTCAAGTAAACTTTCTGGAATTTCGTTATCACCTGGGGATAGATAAAACAATAAACCGTTACCATGCTCGATTTCCACAACCGCACCTGTAAGATTGCGAAGAACCGTAACTTTTAATTTGGACTCTGCACCGGAATCGAATTTATTTGATAATTCAGATTCGTTTTTATTTCCGTTTCCCATTCGTTATATACTCCTAATTCTATTTCGCACGGTAGTTGTAATTCACCGTCATCTTCTTCAAATTTTATTATAGCGACTTGACCAAAACTTATCAGAACTCTTCTTCCGTTTACCCAGATAGGATGGTCGTTCCCTTCAAACTGTTGGAATACTTTTGATAAGTACCCAAGGTTTTCGTAATTTTTGTAAAGCCCATGTATTACAGGTTTAAACCGCAAAATTCCTTCCGATCGTCTGATGTAATAATTTGCATCTGTATCTCTACAAATGATTTCATCAGATACAAAAGATCTCTCAGGCACTCTTTCGAATTCATATCCTCCATGTAATCCTATACCAGGTCGTACTGATTCAATAGACACCGGGTTTGGTAAAACCGGTATTACTTGGAATACCGGTGTATTCACGGCGTCCGACCTTATCACTGGGCCATCAAATAAATCGGTAAAAGTCAATTCAAAGTTTTTACCCGTTGGTTTTTTTTCTCTGATATGATGCGTCTCTCCGTTAAACTCAATGGCTGTGTATCTCTCGACATAGCATATGTCCGCAAACCGAATTGATGTATCTCCTACTCTTACTGTAGCAGTTCCGACCATTTGTTTTGGTAAATGGTTAATTGGTTTTTGGATTAACGGGATCATTGCAGCATATATATCTGCTGGATAATCGTTTGTGTACGCTATGAGATCGGTTATAATAAGCCGAATAAGGCCAGTTGTTGAAAACTCAATTCTATCAATTGTTTCGAATGGATTGATAAATCGATATGTTGTATATTTTTGTTGGACTTCGAAGGCAAACGTCCTTTTGTTTCCGTTACTATATACGGTAAACGTCATATTTGGATTTTGGTATAAAACAAGACCAATTGTAAAAGAGATCCATTTTGTTTCGTTTACCTGTATTTGATTAAAATCTTTTCCTAAGATTGCGCCCGCCGGTAATTCTACTTGTATCTGTCCTGGTATATAAGAGGCCCTACATTCTTCGTAATCCACACCTGTGAGCGAATAAGGTTCGTTTGTATTTTGCAACTGGACAGTCCAACCAGATGGGTTTTGCATTTTATCTATTTGCACTTTCATTTTGTTGGGCGCATTAATTGTTTTAATCTGTTTATCATTGCCTTATTGATCTCTTGGCGTATCTGAGATCTGATATACCGATTGTATGCCCTTTGGAATGGTCTTCTTGCTGGGATTACAAGTTGTAATGTAGTGCTTTTTAAAAAAATCCCGATCGATGAAAAATAATTTCTCATCTTCTCGGTTACTGGGATGACCGCGCCCCACTCCTGAATTCTCCAAACCCGTTTCCAGGATATTCTAGAGATTTTTCCAAATTTGGATTTTGATACTGCATATCTAGAATTTGGTCTTAACATAAAGGCTTTCCCATCTGGAACAATTTCCAAAGAATCCAGCATCTTTTTATCTCCGACAAAAGGGGAGATAGGTTTTGAATTTTCATTCAATGCTTTTCTAATATTCATAGTCATCGGCGATAATCTTGAATATCCTAGGTTGTTCTTTCTGACTCCAGATACTACAATCCCTTTGATTGCCTCTAAATGTTCCCGTGATCCATCACGTAACGTTGTCATTGTTAAATATGGTAGTTCCTGGAATTTCTTTTTGTATTTTTCGTACTGTTGTTTATTTTTAAATCCGAGGTCTATATACATAAGATCAAACCTCGACGCATCCAATAACAACGTAACGATACCCGTTTGCAAGAGTTCCGTAATATTTTGCTGTATCTACTTCAAAGTATTTTTGGAATGTTCCAAAGTTTACATAAATTCTTGATCTACAAATATCCGGTGGATTGGCTGATACTTTTTCCATAAAGTCCTGTGCAGAAAAATAAAAAATAGCTTGGATGGATTCTGAAAAACCTACCCTATCTCTTTGTTTTGGTCCCGCGTTAAGTTGTATTGGAAAAGCTTTTATCTCTACATTCTTTCCGGCTGGTCTTTTTTTAATATCACCGTTTATTCCTCTGACTATATCTGATTCTTTAAGGTTTTCGAATATAACGGTTTGGCCTATTGTGTTGTTGCGAATTGTTTTTTCCGTTCTTCTTCTTGCTATTCTACTAAAATTCATTTTTACGATCCTGATGTACTTGAGATATACCCAGACATTAACCCGATCGCTAGGGATTTGTATGCTTTTATGTCTTTGCCCACATCCATAGACTGAGAAAACCCGTCAATTGAGAACGTATTAGGCACTGCATTACGGGATTGCTCATCTATCAAAATCGCTGCACTTGCCATATATTCGATTGCCAAAAGTAAATCTTGAGGCATATCAATATCATCATAACCAATTGTTCCGCTTATTTGGATGCTTGTATTTTTTGGGAATGTTCTCATGGGCAAATTTGTCCCAACATAAGAAGTGGATTTAATTTTTAGTATTCCACGATTTAACGCATAGTCTTGATCAATATCTGCAACGGATACAATTGGATAATATCCCGGTGTATATGTTGGTATTATCGCTTTTATTGATTCGATTGATCTGTATTTTTTTCTTTGTAATATAATTTGATTTGTGCCCGTAGATGATCTGTATTCCGTAAATTCTTCAACGCGAAACATCGGAATCATTGTAAATGTCTCTGCTTGTCGTATGGCTATCTTTATGTAAGAGTCCAGCAAAGTAGCATCAATAGAATAAAAGATTGCTCTACCTCTTTGCCCATTTTGCTGATATACATCGGATATGGTTATTGTGTAAGACGACTGATCAACGCTTTCGACAAATCTAAATCCCGAACTCTCGCATTCTGCAATATACACCAAGAGTCCGGGATATACTTTTTCTATCTCCGTATTTGGATCCAACGTAACAACAAACTGGCCATTTAAAGGAGCGATTCCCGTAATGTCCGCTGGGAGAATGTTGATTGGATCCAAAATGTCAAGACCATGTTTATAGAGTCTTGACAATGTTTTAAGAGATAGTCGCTCTTTGTTAGTCAGCATCTACTTCATCTTTTTTGAATAAAGCGAAACCAGAACTTGCAAGTTGTTCTGCAACTTTACGATCGTCTGTTTCGACAATGTTTTCCTTGAACTCAATTATCTTATTTCCCTCCGACGTTGATACACCAACCGATCCCGTGACTTTGTTGTCGTCACGGGCACCAGGAATTTTGAAATACCAAAGAACGGTTTTCTTTTGTGGAAGATTTGTGATCTCATCGTAAACGCGTGCATACTCAGACAAATCTTTCCAGCCTTCGCGACGAACGAGATAATCTAAAACCTCCTTCGCTTCGGGATAGACGATGCCACCATCTAATTCTAGGACTGTCGGGTTGTCTGTATTCGGATACGGAATAAATACTGTGCCACTTGTTAGGGTTGGATGTTTTGCACGAAATTTATCTTCTCCAGAGCGAATGACTTTTTGATTTTTTTGGTCCGGTTCACTCGGAACCGGAATAGTAAAATCATTTTCCGTAGATTGATCAATGGTTTCTGTAACTGATTCTACTGACTCCAACGAGTCAGTAGAATTGCTTGAATTTTGGTTAACGATTTTACCCATTACTGGCTCCTGAGATTCCGGATTATCGCAGAGGTTCTGTCGAATCGATTTACAGGAGCACCGTAGGAGACCATTAGGATTTCCTGATAATCTCCTCTTGGAGTAATCTCTTTTATCGTCGCAAATCCGGAATCTTTATTCGGAGAATCATCCAAATATTTGTAAGCCCCAAGTCCTTGATCTTCGTCCAAATCCCAAAGCAGAACCGTTTCGGGATTAACGCCTTGATATGCTTTCGGGGGAGTATCCTCCTGCATTCTACCGTAGACCCCTTGCGAAGGAATCCCAGAAGCGTCAGCGGTTATCGTACGGACGTCTACTGAAGATGTGAAATCTAAAAAATCACCACTAGTATTAAGGATGTGACCCGGAGCCACCGCAACTTTTTTATACGAACCAGCTGCACCAGTAGTTGACGCATAAACGTAATACCAAAGAGCGTCTACATCTTTAGAAAAAGATAATGTTGCTTTTTGTGTAGTTCCTCCATTGTTTAGATTAACGATTATAGGTGCAGACGCCATTGTTTCGCCGACAAACGAATCAATTTTGCCGAGACATCTAATCAACTTCGTCACAACAAAATAAATCGTTCCGTTTGCAAGATTGCCTCCAGAGGCACTTGCACTTGCCGCTACGGCTCCCATTGTATCCACGTTTGGATTGCTGTAACCACCACCCATTAAAGTCGTTTCAATAATCGGTAATCCAAGCATCGTTCTTGGGTGGACGCCAATATGTGTTTCGAACATATTTCCGGCACTAGGCGATGAGCCCACTGGCTGCATTATGGTGGTTTGATCAAATGCAAATTGGCTCAGATAGTTAACCATTTCAGGGCTCATTACCCAAACTCTTCTGTGACCCTCGCCACCATTACGTTTAGACCTAGTGTTGACGTCCTGGAAAATATCAATTTTGTTCGGAAGCGTTGGATTACCACTACTAGATCTATCAATACGGTTCGCCTGAATGCTTACGTCTAACGAGTCTTCCCATGCGCCAATAGTTCTGTCCGCTGGATTCCCAAGGATCGGGTTGTCATAAAGAATTCCTAGGGCGAAGTCGATCGAAATCGCTTCGGCTTCGGCAGACCATTGACGAATTGCTAAATCAACGTAATCCTCGGAAGCCTTTTTACCAAGATCCCAAACGCGGAAACGAGATTTTTTTGCCTTGATCAGAACTTCTTCATTCTCAAATTTAGACGCACGAATTTGGCCGTCGCTCATTTCACCACCAAACGAACCCGGATTTCGCAAAGAAGTCAATTTCGGATAAACGTATTTCGTTGATCCAGGTATCCCCTCAGCTTTAAACGGTGACGCCGTTAAAAGCTGGTTGATCGGATTCATGTACTGAATCATGTTTGTTAACTTTTTGCTAAACGCGGGTGCGATTAGTGATGGGTTATCAGATGCCCCTGTCCCCTGTGCGGATTTTACAATCTGCTGGACTGCATTATGCAAATTCTTTTTTATTTCATCGATTGTCATTATCTTACACCTTTAAGACTTCTTAATGCTTTGTTAAAATCTCCTATCGCTGAGGACTTCGTAACTATTTCACTCTTTTGTTTTTCGCCCTTAAATACTTCATTCAAAGTTTCAGCAATCTTCTCGTTACCAAGTTGCGCTCCATTGCTTTGGGTTTGAGATTTTTTAACCGTTTCCGTAATAGATTTTCCAATTGCAATTTCTGAAAAACCTTCAGCCATTGCCTTCAGCAAATTATTTGTTTCGTTTAACGATTTCTTAATGTCTTCTACTTCTGACATGACCGCATAGTTCGGATTTGATGCTTTACGAATTTCTGAAATCATTTCCGATTTCTTTTTTTCGGATAACGGAAGTTTTTTGATTTGAGCGATCGCCTTACTCACTTCGTTAAGAGATCCAACCTCTGAATCTTCCATCGTTCCGGCATCTTTGTTCGCCTTCTTGTTTGCGTCTTCGTCCGCATCTGACTCAGGAGGCTTGTCATCGTCTTCCTTGTTTGCCTTTTGAGCAGTGCCTTGCATCCCTTGGATAGCAGCAAGAATAGCTTCCAATGATTGCGATATTTGATTTAATGCGTCTGCGTTTTGGCCAGAAGGATTGCCTTCACCACCTGCAGGAGCATCTTCTTTTTCCTCTTGGTTCGAATCTTCTGTAGAATCGTTTGCCATTTTTTCTCCTGTGGCAGATTCAACATCTGCCGATTTTTGATTATCATCATCCGGAAATTCGTAATTATATTTCTCGAATAAGTCCATAGTTAACTGTTTGTATTCATCAAACAAATTTGATATTCTCTCTCTCTTTTGATCTGTCGAATCTTTGGATTCGATTATATCTCTAAATCTGTCCCTAAACACATAGTCGATTCTAAGATTTTCGTCATACAGATCACGAGTCTGTTGATCTCGCACAACCGCATCTTGCAGTTCTCCCTTTTTGATAAATTGGGTAAGTGCTTTTTCGACCGTAAGAAAATCGTTTTGCGGATATGCGCCTTTTGTTACTGCTGCAACTGCATCTAGTTCGATCCAGTTTATCATTATGCCATCACTTGTTTTTGAGACATCTTCCTCTCGCATCAAACCCTGGATCGAAAATTGAGAGATGCGTGTTGGTTTGCTGTAAGCGCCCTCGCCTCGAACCATCATCCAAAACTGATTTGCTTTTTCGACGATGGTTTTCGAAAACTCTGGATTATCTTCCAAGTCGTATTTATCAAATAAACGGAATTGTGTTTTCCACTCTCCGTCTTGATCAATAGCAGATTTATCTAATATACCGATTTGATTTTCTATAAGATTGTCTGTGTGCGGATGTACTAATAGGATTGTTTTGTCTAGCGATTGCTGCTGAAATCCTTTTATACATTTTTCGCTCATCGCTTCTGTGTGAGCGTCTTTTTTTGGTCCGGAACTTGTGCCGACTAGATACCGTCTCTCTCTTCCAGAAGCATCTTTTTTGATTGTAGTACAATTTGCGATTGGATCACGACGTGGATGTAACGCTTTCCGCGTTACTGCTGATGCGGGTAGTATATCAAACTGTATCTTATATACTTGTGGTGCTACAGGCGTTGGCATTTAAAATAATCCGTTAGTTCTCGTGCCGAGGCTAATCAGACATATGGAGAAAAGGCAACTAAAATTTTTATGTCTTATGAATTTATTTTTAAGAGAGTCGGAAAAAAGTGTCTACTTTTATGTTACTAGGGAACGATTCAAAAAACGTTAAATCTTTTTCCTAAACACAACTCCCCCAATTTTTATAACTGGGGGAGCATGCCTTTTGTACGTATCAAAGATATGATCCTTTATATCTTTAGGCTCGGTAGAATTAAGAGTTTTCTTTTTGCGTTTGATTGAATATCTGATCTCACAACTACAGTTAATCACTTCACTCGGTGGCAAAGCATAATCATGAGGGCCGTCTGCAAAATGCGTTTTCCCCTCCGCACTTTTTACTAAAAATTTTTGATCTAATTCTATGGGCCTAGATTTAGCGAGGCTTACATGTGGGCTTCTTGCGTGTTTTGACAACGTCCCGTTATGCACCCATGATTTTAAAATCGTACACTCGTCTTCAAGTTCCGCCTTTGCCATCTGCATATATTCTCGTCGTGCGTTGTTTACGACGGATCGTGTTTCTGTTACCGCAATCGCGTGTAAGTTTTTCGGAATGCCGTAAGGGGGAGAGTTTTTGGTATAGCCATCAAAGTAATCACGGAGACCAGTTTCTACTTTGCGCGAAATATCCTTACGGATTGTACCGGCCTGTGTTTGTACTGGATTTTCTGTGAGAACGTTTTTTATGACTTTGCGAATCTCTTCCCGCCTCGTAATAGACATGAGTTTAGAATTATCAGCGGCTTTGATCAAAGTGGATGATCTTTTTAATGCGTAATCAATGTCCGGAATCTTAAGTGTTTTAGTATCAGTTCCTTTTGGCAAAATCTTGTTTAAATTATTATGTAACCGATCTTGATCTGATTTTAAAACGGATTGCGAAATCTTTTTTTGATTCTCAACTATAATCTTGTGTATCAATTCTTGGTAATTGTCACCAGACCAATTATCTTTGTAATTTGTTTTAAGTCTTGCCCAATCAATAGCATTTGCACCGACAGCACGCTTCTCAACAATTTGCACTGATGAGGATAGGTTGTCTTTGAATAATTTATCCAGTTCGGATTCGAATTTTGTAAAAGACCAACTTTCTCGGATTGATGTTCTGAGAATTTTTAAGGACTCATCTTGCATGACCAAAAAAATAGTTCGAAGTTCAGTCACCAATCTTCTGGTTAGATTTATAAATTCCTTACTCTGTAATATCGGTTGATATAATGGCATAGGCTTACGACAATTACTCTGTTATCGCACCTTTAATTGCGTTATTGCCTTCATGAGATCATTATTGTCCGGTGGTAACGACACGGGAGTAATTTGATTGTCCTCTGGGTTTGCTGTTGGATCGATTCCTAAAACTTGCTCTCTGATCTCATTAACCGAAATCGATCCAGAATCTTTTGCAATCTTTGCCTTTGTGTATTTGTCTATATCCGAATCAACAGACATAAATTTAAAGTTCCAGAGTATTTCTCGGCCTTTTAAATCCTTCCGAATTCCCCATCGACTTGGTAAGACTTCGAACGTTAGGACCTCTTCGATCGATTTTGCTATTGGCTTTATCGATTGCCGATTGTAAAGTTCTTGTTGCGACTCGGCTCCTGCTTTTGCAATCATTCCACCCGTATCCGTTTCACCCATTTCGTTTTGGGTTGCTCCGAATACTCTTGCTATAATTTTTTTTATTACCTCTTCTCTTGCTTGATGATCTGCAATAGTATTCTCTTTAGATAAATTAAAAAGTTTTGCATCTGATCCAGTTTGTTTTAATATTCTAACAGCCTTGTCTTTTTGTTTTTCGTTTAAAATTGCCTCTTGTCTTTCTAATTCCACAGAATCTGTTTTTGTAAAATCATCTAAATTGTCAGTTAGCTCCATCTTTGCATCTACAACAAAGATGACATACTCAGGCGGCTTTTCGTTGTTTGCATGATCGGCCATGTATGATGCAAAATTAAAATTTTCTTGGATTTGGTATATAACCGCATCCAAAGGTTTTAATCCATACACAACTGCAGAGTTAGGGAGATAGTAAGACATTGATAAATCGGTTGGATTAAAAAACTTAGGAATTTGTTGGCCATATCCCGACATCCCATACATCAATTGGACGTAAAACTCAGTTTGTCCTACGATCTCACTTGGGATAGGATACACAGACCCGCCGGGTAAAACCCAAAGGCCATCAAAATAATTATTTGGGTTTTGAATCGCAGTTCGCCCGTGAATGAGCATATCTTGTACGTATTGCAAAAGAAAATCTTGGAACCCTTGTACATTTGCGGTTACAAATTCTCCACCCTCATTTATCTCAAATCTTTTTGTAATTTGTAACCAGTCTTCGATTTGGCTAGCACTTGCGTTAGTCTCTCTCTTGATTCTTCTACTCCAAAAACGTAATGCAGAATCAAAATTTGATAAATCTGTCTTTAACTCAAAGAGTCCTAAATGTTCTCTTATTTTTTTTGCATACATATCACGTTTTATTTTAGAGTACGTATTTGTATCGTAATCATCAATTTGATCAAATTTCCACTTTAGCTCTTTAAGATCTTCTGCAATTTCATCCTCAATATTGCGTGATGGAATGATTTTATAATCCATCCCAGAGATAATTTGAGATCGTTGAGAGACGATGGAAAAAACATTATAATTAAGTTTAAAAATATCAAGACATTGCCAAGGGTCGAGAGTAAACCAGTTGTTTAATCCTCTGACTTTTGCTTCCTTCCACGTCCCATCCTTTGCCTGTGCTAAACGTGATGAGAACGATTCGGGTGAATAGATTGCCCAACCTTGCCCAGCTGCAAGAGGTTTATTACTCTGTTTGTTCTTTGATTCCATCTCTTGTCTCTTCGCTTCTGCCGTCCTGACGATATTTTGCCCATTGAGTATTTTTATAAATTTTTACGGGCTTAGTGATGATTGTATGTTTTGGTATTCGGTCGGTTTCTGACTTGCTCATAATTTTATACGATCTGGCTCACCCATCTTCTTACGATTGTAAAGCCAAATTTTGCGCGCTTGTTGAAAATATACAATAGTATGGTAATAGTGATCATCGCTCGATCCCTCGTCCCAAGTGTAGCAATATCGAATTGGGTCATACTTACGTATAGGCGCCTGTAACATTTGGTAAAAGGTCTCGCCATCGTGCTTATCTATACCAATGGGTAAACGTGCAGACTTACGAGTTAACCAAGATTTAACAAAATCCATTTCGTACGTCCTATTAACAGATATTCGTCTCTCTGCTAAATGTACAATCTCCTTGGTTTGTGTTGACGTGGCACCTTTTGCGTAATCCACACTCCATAACCAGTTATATTTTTGTTTTAGTCTCCGTACTAGTTCCAACTCTGGACCAGCATCGATTGCCCCGCATTGAACATTGTATTGCGCGATGACATCATGCAGGCCCTCCTCGCTACGGGTCCACCCTGCACAAACTAAATCCCAACGCTCATGTTCAAAATTTTGATACCATATTGTATAATGTATTCTCGATCCAGGATCTATACCTATTAAGCATGGGCCCTTATGTGTGTTAGGGAATTTATAAGTAGGATCAACGTTAGAATTTAAAATCTCTTCTGTGACTTGTGTCCCTACGGTTGTATATGTTAATCCAAAAGCTCCGTTATATACCCGTTGCATTGCATCAGGATCCGCAAGGCCCTCTTGATAATGCTCAACGATTTCGGCCATCGACACTTGCGTTGAGAATAGTTTTGATATATGGTATCCGAGTATTCTCCCCGTGGCTGTTGGTGTCCAGTAACCAGGAGATTTACGATCAAAGGGCCGGTGGCATTTATCACAAATCAATCTAGGCTCTTTACCCCATTCCCAATCTGGATCAATGGGGATACCTGACTCTTTATGGAGCAAGTGCTTGAACGGATCTGGGTGTATTTCGTGTGAACAACCATGTTTGATGGTCCAAAGTCGCTTGTCGGAATGTTTATGTTTTGTTGATATACCACGGCCGTTATGTGTGGGGTTGCCTATCCATCTTTGGATTCTATATTCTGAGTTTGATAGACGTTCAGCGGTCATTCCTATATTTTTTTGATCGCATGTGTCCATTTCTTCGATTGTTGCTACGTCTGCAGTGACTGAAGTAAATCCAGATTCGGAGTTCGAACCTACAAATACAAGATTGGTCCCTGCATAGATTTTCATGTATTTGTTATCTGTAATTTTCGATTCCGATTTTTTGATTTTATCTTGATAGTAAGGAACGTAAGAAATTGATTTCTCAAGTTTACCTGATAAGAATTTATTCCTATCTGGTTCCGTCGGAAACACTGTAAATTGTGCAAGTCCGAATTCGGCCATTGCCAACTGCGTAACAATATTCCATTCCGTAATCCCGCATTGAGTTGATTTTATTATTGCAACATCTTGATCCCAAGCTTCGTTATATAGCTCCCACTGGAAACTACCTGGCTCGATTGTAAGTTTTTGATTACGTTCGTTGCGGTGAATTGTCTTCGCCAGTATCAATGCTGGTGATAGATTCTTTTTTTCGTGGTAACTCAGTATGTCCCTCTCTCGCCAGTTGCACCAAATCTATACTAGTGTTCACATCGATTTTTTGCGGTTCGTAGGCTCCTGTTATTTTACAAAATATATCAAGATATTTTGGCCCTGCATTTGCGGCCTTTACATTTGACATTGCTCGATTATAGCCAACCGTCGCCATGTGTATTGCTCTCGCTACATTGTTCTCTCGATCTCTATCTGTAATGTTGCGAATATTTTTGAGTGCGCGTGCTTTATATCTTTTACTTTGTCGGGCGTTTATATTAAAATTTTCGGCACAATAATGCACTATATCCTTTTCCAGGCCCGAAAGGAGCAGATTTTCGATTATTTTTATCCTACGCTCTACTTCTGTGCGTGTTGACTTATATCCTCCTGATTTTGATCTCTTGATTCTATTGTCTTGGGTAGGTGCTGGACCTTGTTTGAGATTTTTGGTAGACTTTTGTTTTGATTTCATGCAGGAATCCTTTCTCCGTCAAGATACCACTCTACAATCTTCAAGGCTTGCTCCTCTCCTTGTGCAAACCGTGCGCAATAGTTTCTTTTGCTAAGTTTCTTGTGTGTTACGTCTCTACACGATAACTCATGAGTAGTAAATAGCGTACGGTGTCCTGCTCGGAAGATTTTTTGTTCTTTTAGAACAATAGAGAGAATGAGCGCGCCAAATCCTCTCCGTTGCTCTAAAATCATCAGTACATCTGGGCTCTGTTGATTTGCAGCTTTTGCCCAAAAGAACAAATATCCCCTAGATTTTAGTAATTCAAAAAGAGTATGTAGATGTTTTTTATTCATAACCTCTTTATATTTTTAACTACTCGCCGAAGAAATCACCGGTGAATTGTTCGACTGTCTCTTCGTTGTCTTTGACTGGATTCGCGTTTACTTTCTTAGGTCTAGGAGCTTGTTTCTTCTTTGCTATCTGCTTCTTGGGCGCTACTTTTTTCTTGGGTGTGGGCTTGTGAGTGGTAGTAGCTTTCTTTTTGGGCCTTGGAGTTGTCTTCTTCTTTGGAGTAATTTTTTTCTTAGGCGCTGCATTCTTTTTTTTATCTCTAAAGTTAAACAGCTTTAAAAATCTATCCAACAGATTTGGATTCTTTCTTTTCGGTTTTGATCTGGAAGGTCTCTTTGCTTGTTTACTAATTCCAGACGATACATTCCAGATTTTTTTGAACTGTAGTTTGTATTGTTTTCCCGCAACTACCAAAACTAAGATTGGTGTGATAATTAGCCATACTATGGTTTCTAATGTTTTTATTGTGATATTCATTTTATCCTCTAAAGTTTTTTTATTTTCGCTTATAATAACGTTTATATTTCTTCAACCAAATTTCAATTTGAGTTATTTTTTTATGTTAACAACATCAATCCTATTCTACTAATTCTAAAACTTTATCTACTTCTTCGTATATTTTGTATGATAGTTCTCTTCTTTCAGTCGGTGTTAGTAATGTGATTTCTTTATATTTTGTCATCTCTCCTATTTTATCTCGATAAAATATACCTTTTACTAAGGGTTGACCATGGCCCCAACCACTAGCCTCAAATGATACCTGTGGTCCAATTGGATAATAATACATGATCTCTATTAATACTGACTTCTCGCTTTTAAAAGTGTGTAATATATGCTTTATATAATACTGCTCTGATAGGCTTGTCTTAACATCACTCATGATCTTGATTATCCTCTCCAAAATACTTTGTCACCACCCACCACAACGGAAGCCAAACAAAGAGGGCAATCACAACCCACCCGACGACAACGCAAGGCACTGTGTAGGTCGATATAAGTTTGATGATTTGGACGTTAGTCATCGGAAGTTTGCACATTCCTTGCAAGTGCCCTCATCGTTTAAAAAATATTCGTCCATTCCGAGCGGATAAAGTCCGCATATTTCACACATGGTGTTCTCATGTCCACACCTCCACTTCATTTTACGTAAAAGGGGTTTTAACTTTTTAAAATCCCCATTCTCATCCTCTTCTACATTAATCACTTTTCCAAATTCAGGCGAGTCCCCAATAACTTTAAAAATCTCTAATGAATCTTCTGGTGATACTTTATCTATCTCATATAAGTCATCGAAATCACTATATTCATTATATAGGTTATTAACCCAATATAACCTCTTGGCTCTTAATTCTGTTTTTGCAAAAACAATACAAATATTTTCACATTCGTATGCTTCCGAAATTATATAAACGTTCATAATTCCCTCTGCATATTTCGATACGCGGCCGCTCCCTCAACAAACACCGCGTAAAAACCTGATCCCAGATCCGGAAATACCGGAAGTTTCGAAAACTCAGTTTCAAGCTTTGCGAGTTCTTCGTCTGTAAATCCCGTTACAGTTTTCAAATCCTCTCGAAAGCTTTCCAATTCTTTTAGAGTCATACTTTCCCCTTTTAACAAGCGTAATCAAATTTAAGATAACGTTGTCTTGAATTTAGCTTAAAATAAATTGTACCATAAAAAGTATCACCGTAATCGCTTGATCGATCTATAAATGCAGTTCCGTATTTGCCATAATAGGTTCTTGATACATCGTCAAAATTCTCTTCCTGAAGTTTCTTAGTAATACGTAAATTGCCTATGTATTTATTATTTGTAACCAAATCTGATTTCCTGAACCAGTAAACCCAATCTTGCCCTTTTATAGTAGCAAGTGCCCGTAAAATTCTCTCATCCATTCCGTTTTTCTCCTGTGATTTTCATGTGTGCATCAACAAGGACCGTCGCAAGCGGTCCTGTTCTAATGTCTAATACTGCCCATCGAGGACCATCTATCAAGTTCACGTGTCCATTATCTAAAAACGAAATGATCCACTTTTCTCCTGCAAGCATCGGAAACATTACTTCGCACAAAGGACCAATACACTCCAAAAGGGATTCGAAGTCGGGAAGTTCCTCCGGCTTCATTGCTCTAGGTATTCTAGGCATTGATATTATTCTTCCTTTATCATATGCCCAATTTGACATAATATAAAATCCACTATCACCTTTATGGTTGGGCAGAAATTTCCATCCCAAAATCTTTTCAGCGATATATTCACGGCGTTCTTGTGAAGTCATTTGTTCTCTATCCATACTTATTCCTCCCCTAACCTCCCACACAATCTGATCGAAACACCTAAGGAAACTCCCAATAAACCAAACTCAAAGACCAAACGTTTGAGTGGAATCTCAGTATAAGTAAAATAATATAAATTTAATGTAATTAAATGTTTACTGTCTTGAGAGGTAAGGCTATAAGAATGATCCAAGTAAACATTTATAAATGAATCAAATGGATTTTTACCTATTAAATTAATACTACTATTACGCCTTAGCCGAATGAGGAACCATTTAAGATACACAATCTTTCTCCAGGTTTTGATTTTTAATGACATTCTATTTTTTTCCTCCCACACAATCTAATCCAAATACTTAACCAAAACCCGAATATACCAAATTCAATCATTAGATAATTGTATAGAACGTCACTATATTTAATATAATCTAAATTTAATATAAACAAACGCCAAGTTCTTAGGTAACCACCAAAGTTGTGATTTAAGTAAACGCATATAAATGAGTAATCAAGAATATTTCCAAGTATCTTATAACTACTACCCGTTTGCCTTAGCTTCTGAAGATTGTATTTAAGATCCACAATCTTGCGTAAGAATTTTATTTTTAATGACATCTTGTTTAACTCCTAAAACAACCTCGATTTCCTAATGCCATAACTATTAACAATTGCCCGCGATGGGGAAAGGACAATTTGGATCATGGCCCGAGTCGATACAAAGTTCTATATAACGTCTAAAGGTGACTACTGCCCCCAATTTTTCCAACCAATATCGATCTTCTTCCGTTCCGCCATATCTCATAAAATCTTGCGTTGCCTCATCAATTTCGCAAACATAGTGTTCGTCTATATCAACAATCTCTAATACGTTTTCTGAAATAAATTCCTTAATAGTACCCTCTATTTCTTTAGCTAAATAACGTACAATCTGCCGCAAAGATGTTGCCGCCCAATATTCGTAATCATAAATTAAAAATACTTTCATATCGTTCCTACTCCTTGTTACTTTCCTTCTTTTCCCATACGGAGCTTTGATCTTCGATTCTGGTAAGCAATCCGGTCGTTATCAAAGTTGCCCACGGCTGACGTATGGAGATCGCTTTTTTCGGAATCTCCTTAAACAAAAGTTCGTTCATCTCTTCCACTTCCTTAGTTCTTTTAAACACTGAATCATGATGTGAGTATGCAAATGAGCTTCGGCTTCGAATTCCCTATTCCTATCCAAGATGTCCTTCAGATAGAATTGATTTATATGAGTTATCTCATGAGCAAGAATCGCTATGTGATCGATTCTTCGGAAAGAAAAGTCTTTCAGGATTATGTAAAAGCATAGAGTAACCTTCCCTGTTTTCGCGTTCGCAACGACAGACTTGCATCCGAGACCAAAGCACTTTTCGATCGCCTCTTTATGAGATTCGAGTCCGACTTGCCAAGGACTGTTTTTCTCAAAAGACTTATGGATTTCCTCGTAAGAAGCTCCGCAACTGAAAGCGATCATTCCGGGAAAACATCCGAAATCCAAATTCGCGAGAAGTGGTTTCTTTTTTTTCATACGCACACCTCCGTGATCCAATCACAGAAACCATCCCACTTCGCTCCGAATTGTGGATCTGAATGCTCAGGGCCATTAACTGGGACAAAAACTCTTTTGCCTTTAGGTCCTATTAATTCAGCGCAAGGGATTTTATAAAATTTAACTTCGAAGTTCATATTCCTTCCCTCTCCGTCACAACGATTCTTATATCGTCACGGATTTTTCTTTCCATCACCAAACGATAAACTTGCTTATCATCTTTATATACGATTCCATTCATCGCATCTAAAAGAATTTTCGCAATTGCATCAATATCAAGACGTTCATAAGGTGTATGAATTTCCACAGAGCATTCGTTCAAGATTACTGGACCACATAAGCATTGTGATCTAAAATCATATTGTAATCCTTCTTTAACAGATCTATAATCATTTGATAATATTAACTTTTTTTTATTCTTTGAAAGGCCGTATCTTCTATTTACGGATACCGGTTTTATTTTTGTCTTAAGCTCGACAGTCATTCCAGCGACCCCGTTTCCGAAAATTTTTGAAGTTGCAGTGACAAAAAACCGGCCTGCGTCCGTGTTAGCCGCATCCGGTCCGCGCACTCTATTCCACACCAGATTGTCTGCTCTTTCCCGACCTGATCCGCTTCCGTGACCGCACATAAGCGATCTTTAATATCGCGGAATTTTGCTACGAATCTTCCTCTTTGATTTTTTGCGACAATCATCGACTACGCAACCTCTCTGCTCTGTTTGTTTCGTCTTATGCTCTCCATGGCTTCGCTTAACAAACTTCCTTGTTCGTCGTCTTCAATTGCCGTCTTCTTCCAATCCGGACTTACGCCCAACGCGTCACTAACGTATATGCGCTCCGGAACTCCTTTGAGTCTCCGAAATTGCTGGGTAAATTCCTCTGTCGTCACCCAGCGACGTCTGTGATCTGAATACCTCGTGACCTGATAGCAACCGTCGCGTTCTGCTGTTTGTTCAAGACAGCGAGACGCAAAACACAGCTCACCCGTTTTACGCGACTCAACTCTGTAGAATCGCTCCTCCGTGAAAAACCCGCGATCCTCAACGCGCACGTTAGGCACTACAGTAGGTTTTTCCACAGCCCTCCGCTCCCCCTCTTCAAACGCTTCAAGGAATTGATCTAGTGTGACTTCACGTTGAGGTTTCACGAGTTAAGCCGCGTCGTTCCGATTGAATAGTAGTGGCTGTTCTGCCACTTTCGCAACCTGAACCAGGTTTCCGTCTCTAATCACCCTGTTCGCCTGATCTTTGAAATTCTCGATCCGGGCAAAAAACGACTCTGTTATTTTGAATTCCTTAACGCGGTGTTTTTCAAAACGTTTCGGAGTTTTAATTTTCCAAGCGTCGCCACTTTCTGAGAGTTTCTTGATCGCTTCGATTTGGATCTGTAGTCCGTTTTTCAACGAATAGGAAAACAAAACCTGTGTGGGCTGAATTAGAAAGATGTCCTCCGGATCGAGATCCATTTCACAAACTTCGTTCACGTCCGCTTTGAATGCGTTAAATGCGGTTAAAAATTTCTCGTCTGAGATTTCCAGCTCTGGAAGGACGAAAGCCCGGCGAGAGTAGTTGTCTCGGAATCGAAACTCCATTCCATCCTCTTTGATTGCGAAGTTTACAACCTCGTATTGCCTAAGCAGTTTATTTTGACTCATTTTCCTCTCCTCGCCAGTTCGGCACGTTCAGTTCCTATTTTCTCGTAGATCTCAGTCACGAGCGCTAACGTTGCTCCCCTATCCGCAAGTATCTCGTATGTTCGCTCGATTCTATATCCACTGTTAAGATGCCAACGGATTGACGCTCCCAATTGTTCGTTCGTCATGCTGCGGCTGGTCTTTTGAACTTGCATGGCTCCCCTTTGTCTTGTTTAGATTTTTTGAATGTTTCGTAAAATGATTTCGCGTATGTAATTTTAGGGTTTGTCGAATTTGGATCGTAATACTCCTCCGGTGATTTTGCACTTAGGATAAACTGTTTTGTTGTCGGTGATATTTTTTGTGCCTGGATATAATCCTCGAAGTATTCAAAATCTGGTTGGTGATTAGTTTGTGTTGGTCGTTCCGAGGATGGCAACTTTAGCGCGACTATAGTTGATTGTATTTTTTCGTAATAAGATTTTGCAGATGCAATTGTGATCGGAATCGGTTTCCAAAATTTAAGATCGTCTTTGAATTCCTTAGACTCTTTGATCCGTATAAGATTAGATACAACTTCTATAATCTTATCAGCCGAAAGACCAGAAGTCATAAACCAATTTAAAGCAGAGGTTTCTTTTCCAACAGTATGAACGTATTCGATATTCCTCGAAGCGAGAAGCTCCTTTGTTTTTTCGTAAACGTTTACAAATGTAATAGTTTCAGAAAAAGAAATTTCTTTTTCTTTCTTTGTACTAGGTTCATTCGTACTTAGTTTTTCCGTATTAGGTAAATCTATACTAGGTTGATTAATATTTAGTAGTGTTTGATTTTCCACAGGTGGATTCCCAGGCGTGGGTTTCCACTCGTGGCTTTCCACATGTGGGAAATCACGTCTGGAGTTTTGCGCATTTTCTGGTCCAGACGTGATTTTCACGTCTGGGTTATTTCTCTTTTTCGGTATTTCAACAATTCCCGAAAAATGAGGGTTTAACGATGGGTGTTCGTAAGCATTGTATTCGTGGATGAATTGACCAGCAGCGTTTCGGTAACGATTACGATGAAAATACCCGTGACGTTCAAGGTCCTTCCACGCAGACCTGTGCGACGTTTCACCGTTAGACGAATGTCGGGCCATCTCACCGAAATGAATTGCCCAATCGTCCGGACGAGAGAGGCAAATTCCGAGTAAGCCCTTGGCCTCTAACGACAACGTAGGAACAAAAAAGAATTCCGTATTGATGGTTTTGTAAAACGTCTCTTTTTTGTTTGTTCGAAATATTCTAATTACGTTGTCATTACTCATACAACACCCTGTCTTGCTCTTGGATAATAATAAAGCGGGCCCAGGTAGAGAGTATTGTTTAGATAACTATCAAGATCATCCAGACTATCTGTTACAAAAACAACAGAGTTGTTTTTTTTGATTATAATCTGATCACTAATATTTATTGTTATACTACTACAAAGATCAACGTGATGAAATTCCATTGTCCCGTATTTTAAAGCCATCTTCGTATATACAGTTCCAACAAAATTCCATTCGTTCGGCCTAACTTGTTTAAATTTATGTTTTTGTAATATATTATTTATGTGTTCGTTTTGCGTATCCGCAATCATGATAATTATCCCTTCCTCTCACTGTCCTTTATGTCGCTTTGTCGGGTCCAAAAAAGAAACCGGTTTTGTATTTTTAGCTTTGTCAGTTGTAGAGTTTGCAGCCTTTAAAGCGGCGTCCTCTTGTGTTAAATAACTTTTGCGTATGTGACTCCACTTTTGTATAAGATCGTCAGCATCATAATCTTCTGATCTACCGTGTAACCACTGCAAAAAGTAAAACACCGATACAACGGAAATTGCAGTTAATCCGATCAAAAATTTTAAGCTGGGTTCCATAGTTTGATTAAAGTCCTTATGCATATAGAGCAAACTACGGAAGACCCAGATACACATGCCAGCGCAAGACTATACCACACGGTTAGTATTGCGTATTGTTTGAGTATTATAAAATCGTAATAGTATAGCTCAAAATTCATAGTGTCACCAATCCGCTTTTTCGCCGAAAAAATGAGTCGATACGAGATCAAGTGTTACTATTTTTTCATTCTTTTCAGCGAAAACGTCGATCACCTTACCTGACTCAGATCCAGAAGCTGTGCCGAATTCTACAATTGCTTCTGGATTACATTTCTCTAGTTTCTTAATTAATGTTTTAACTTTCATGATTCCACGCTCATTTTTTATTCCTCTTTGGTTTTAAAGCCGTGCACGGTCGGCTGCTTTCTTTAGGAGAACCCCGATCCCTGCCGTGCCAGGGATGACTCTATTTTGCCTCTACGCGACCACCTCGGTGGAATCGCTCCTCCACGATCACGTCACGAACGAAACCGACAGTCTCGCCTGTTTCCCTTGCAATCTCGTCTACGATCCAATCAAACGATTTATCCAAATCGTCACACACTGCATCGTAAAGTCCGAGGATCGTCTCCCGAATTTCATTTTCGTTTTCCATCTTTCTTCCTTATTTTATCTGCAAATTCTGATTTGCGACCAATCGCACTCCGTTAAAGGTTCGTCCCGCCTTGAGTGCGATTGACAACTCCTTTTTCTTTGGCTTATATTCAATTTTCGTAAACTCTTCGCCAAGTGTTGACAGGAGTTCATCGTCCTCAATGTTCACCAAAACGGCCTCTGATTTACGCCACGACAGCGTTATGCGGCTGTCACTGAGTTTCTCCCCTTCTCGCAGATTTGCGTTGATGAATTTGAACAAACTCTCGGCCTTGTTTTCGGCTGCTTCTCTGCGTGTCTTGAGAATGTCCTCTTGCGTCTTCAGCGCGATCGCTTCGAGATGCAGCTCACGATACAGACACGCAAGGTTGAGGAGTTTCTTTTCCTTTGCTTCGACGATCTCGTTCAACTTCTCCGCAAGAACTTCGTCGAGGATTTCCCCCGTGTCCGGATCCATCGCGGCGTAGAGAGTCTGGTAGTAGAGATCGTCGAGTTCGAAAAGTTTAAGTGTTGCGAGTGCGGACATTAGAATAAATCCTCCTCGTCATCACTGACAGCCGGCTTTGTTCCTGCCCCTACTCCAGCGAGTTCAGTAGCCGTTCCATTGACAGGTTTTTCCGAGTTGGTTTTAGGCGAACTCGCTGGAGGCGTTAAATCGATCGGTTGTCCAGCCTGCTGCTTTTTATAACTACCGACTGGAACGTAGAGATACGTGCCGTCGATCTTGAGTATCTCAACTCCAAAATTCGAGATAAACGTCGCTTTACCGTTAGTCTTAAAAAACGCTTCCTTGTGTTCTTTTGAGGCCGGTTTTCCGATAGGAGTTTCGGGTGATACTTCAGTAGGTTTAGTTGTATTAGACTTTTTTGAAGTTTCGGCTGAGGGATTCGCGTCCGATGCCGGAACTTCTTCAGCCGGTGTAGTCAATAGATTTTCGTCTATTAATACTACAACATGCGCAAATGCAGATCTACAAGCCCGTGAAATCGCTCGGGTTTGGGCCATTGCTCTTTTTGCGTATTCTGGCCTGCCGTTCCAAGAGGGTTCATCATCACCAACGAAGCCCTCTGCCTCGGCAATCACGACACCATCTGATCGCCTACGGATCTGACCAATTGCGCGAAATCCACCCTCGACTCTCTCTACAGATCCAGACGAGGCCGCACAACCGTGAGCGTTACATATTGCCTGCCAACCCTCAACTCTAATGTATTTTTTACCCTGGATTTCTTGCACGGTTCGGTTCACTATCTCACGACACGCACCAGCGACATCAGTCGCCCGACGCATCTGCTCAACAGGATTATCTGCTCTTACAATTGAATTTTCTTCCATCACACCACCGCCTTGAAGCCGTACGATTTTTTGATGTCCTGAAGTACGTCCGCCATCGCATCCGTCTCGGCCCTCAGCGTATGAAGGAGGTCATCACGCTCTTTGACTTGCCCTTTGAGATACCTGATTGTCTGTCTGTAACTCACAAACAATGCACGGAGACGTGCACGAGATTCTTTTACGTTTTGCTTTTGTTTTTCCACGGTGCGCATAACATCATCAAGTGAGTCCTCGATAAGCTGATTGTCTTCGTCGGTTAACTGGATTTCGCTAATGAGGTTTTTTAACTGGCTCATTTGCTGATCTTCTTTGAATGTCATGACAATGCCTCCTTAAAGCAGCAAAAGAAAACTGCTATTATAGAAGGTTTTTTGTCAAGAATTATTGCTGCTTTTTTAGCAGAATTTGAACAGTTTCGGCGATAGAAAGAATTCGCTCGAAGGACGGTTGAGCACCCTCGCCGGAAATAAGACGAGATAAATTTCCAGAAGGAAATTTTGTCTCCTTTACAAGAAGAGCCGCATTTCCACGTTTTAAATTGACAAAGTATCGGATATAATCGACTAACATCTGTTTGTCGATGTCTTCTCTTGAGATACTCTCTCGTCTTTGACGAATAATTGCGGGAATCGTCTTTTTTATTTGTTCGTCTGTTAAAGACATGTGTTATTCCTATTTTCGGAATTTCTAAGATTTTACTCAAGCAATTCATTGCTCCACCTCGGTTAACGGGGTTTCTGCAATTTGTTCACTCGCATCAATCCAGTTACGGACAGCCTGCACGTCTTGAGATAGTTGGACGATATTACGTAGTGCGTCCATTTGGTGGTCTGTGTCGGGGTTCACGCTGCACCTCCTAAGTTGTATGAGGTGCAGAATGTTGCACAATGTGCAACATTGTCAAGGAATAAATTTACACTTTGTGCAGTTTTGTTATTGCTTCGGCTAAAGTTAGGAGTCCATCCATTCCAGGAGGACGGCCTGTGTTGTTTACAAGATGGGATATTCGTGATCCGGGAATGCCGGTTTGTTGAGTAAGTAAAGCTGTGTTCCCGCGTTTCGCCCGCACAAACTCTCGAATGTATTCTATTAACGCTTCGCGGTGTTCTTGCTCCGAATCCACACACTTCCGTCTGTGTTCGATAATTTGTTTTATCGTCTCTTTCTTCGACATGTCTCCTATCCATTATCGGACTTTGTTTGATTTTTATCAATGCCTTCATGCGAACACCTCACTGGAATGCCTGGGAGTTGTGTGAACACATTGCATAAAAAACGCAATCGTTGCGGGGTTGAATCCTTCGTTGCGTAAAATCTCGATCTGCTCTTTGTGGTTTGGTTTGTAACCGTTACGGATTTCGAAACACTCAAACGCAATCCGGGCACGGTCTGACAGGTAGTATCTTGGGGTCATAGGTATCTCCTAAATTTTTTGGTTGACCGCAAACAAAAGAGGAGATAAAAAACGCTTAGGTGTTAAACGTAAGTTTACCTCAGAGCCCGGTTGCCGCCGGGCTTTTTTATTTTTGGTCGGGGTATTGTGGGGATTAATATATACCTGAGCGATATATTTGTCAAGGCAAAAACATAACGCTACGTTATATTTTTTACAGCAAGTGCGAGGATTACCAACGTCTCCATTCCTGCAGATGTGCCGGTTCCATTGAGAAGATTCGAAATCTTGGACTGAGGAATTCCACTCTCCCGTGCGAGTAGAATTTGATTTCCGCGTTTCAGTTCTACAAATTCCCGAATGTATTCTATCATAAGCGCACGATCCGATTCGCTTGTATTCAAACAGTGCTGTCGGCGTTTTATTGCCTGATCGATCGTTTCTTTTTCTATTGCCATCTCTTAATTCCATTGTTATCACACTCATTAAATCTCTCAACACAAAGTTCACACTGCATGAGCGCACAAAGATGCGGCCATATTTTGGTTAAGGGTTGGGGTATTGTTGTGGGGAATATATTTAAAAATTAAATATTTGTCAAGATTTAAATATTTAAACTTTAAATTTTTTGAATTTCTTCGGCAAGAGCTATGATGACTTCCATTCCGGGCGATGGTCCTGCATTGCGTATTAGATTGGAGATTGTTGACTGACGAATGCCACTTGCTTCCGCTAAAAGTTTTTGATTTCCTCTTTTGGCATCGACAAACTTCCGGATATAATCGATTAGATATTCTTTCTCTTCGGCTTCCGACCGAAGACAATTCTTTCGGTTGGTTATCACATCGTGTATATTTTTCATCTCTCAATTCCATCTTTGTCATATCCCGTAAATCTCTCAAGTCCTTACTTCTTTCGCTTGTTTGGTTAAGGGTTGGGGTATTGTTGTGAGGGATTAAATATCCACAAGATGGATATAAGTCAAGTAAATAATATCCACTTACTGGATATTTTGTATTGTTTCGGCAAGCTTTATGATCGTATCCATTCCGGGTGAAAAGCTGCGCTCCCGTATTAAACTGGATATTTTGTTCTGAGGAATAGAGCTTGCTTCGGCTAAAAGTTTTTGATTCCCACGTTGCGAATCCACGAATTGACGAATATACTGAATAAGCATTTCTCGATCCGCCGCCTCTGTGTCCATATTTTGACGACGTCGCTTTATTGCTTCCGTTATCAATTTCTTTTCTATTGCCATCTCTCAATTCCATCTTTGTCATATCCCGTAAATCTCTCAAGTCCTTACTACTTTCTCTCTTACTTCCAGCGGCCTGAACCAATCGATCATGTACCGAAGGTAAGCACACTGATACAATGCCAGTACCCTACACAATGGCCGCTGTATTCCGTGCTTGTTGTACTGCCAAAAGTATTCAATTTTTTCTATCTCTCTGTTCTGCGAATTTTCCATCGTTGCCTCTGTGTGTCGGGAACCCACGAAGCGTTTTATGTTTTTCTAATATTGCTTAGCTTGCCTTGCGGCTCGGGCTTGGGGTTCTTCCGTGTTTGATTCCAAGTTTTGTGAGGTATTGGAGAACGACGGCGTTTCGTTTTCTTCCCGCAATCGTTCCGCGGACAACGTCGTACGACATTCCTGTTTCGTGAGAAATCACATCATAAGTTTTATTTAAAAACTGCAGCTCCGTCTTAATCTCTTCACGGGACATAACACCTTTGGGCCAAATTCGCCCTTGATTTTTTGCGACGCTCAATTTATCTCTCCTGTCAGTGCGTTGTGATGCTTAGTTGCTGGGATGACCATGTATTACAATGCAATATTTTACAAGTAAATTTTATTAAAGAGAAATATTTATTTGAACACACCAGGCGAAAGAATCAAATACATACGAACAGAGGGAACCGGGCAAAAAATCAGCCAGGACGAATTTGCGAAATCGATTGGAATCAGTCAGGAGCTCTTAAGTCAGCTCGAGAATAATAAACGGGATTTGACTGATCGTATTACTATAGTAATCGAACTAAAGTATGGATTTAGAAAAGAGTGGACACACAAAGGAATAGGACCCGAAAAGAATACAACTCCTTTGAATGTAACAGAAGCAGAAAAAGAACTGATTGAAAAAGGGATCATACTATCCCGTAAGATTATTAATAATCCTACATTATGCGAGATTGCAGAGATACTTGTAAAGATACAGCCAGAAGACTTAAAGAAAATTAAGACAATTATTGAAACGTTTTTAAAGTAGGATGGGTTTGACGCAATGTATACTCTTGCTATATTCGCAAGTAATTTTGATAACAATAAGATTCTGTTATATCCATCACTCGTAATGTTAATTAAGTACGAGTGATGGATTTTTTACTCAGAAATAATTAAGTTGAAGCTGGTTCCGGATTGGGAAGTTCCTTTTCTGGCTCATTATTATTTGCTGTTATTGTTTCTTTTTTCTGAATTGGTGAAGAGTTTCTCAGATATGTGTTAGCAGCTTTCTGTATTTTTTTCTTCGCATCCAGTGCCTTATCTCCTTCTAACACATCTCTTTTAATAATGTCAGATTTTAACACTTCTTCGATTTCTTCATTCTCAATCTTAACACCTGGAGTGAGTCGCTTTAACTCTCTCTTTATTACATCCAATATCGTTTCAGTTAATATCATCTGGCCTATATAATATTTACTTAATGCTTGCTTCTGAGAATGATACTCGTCAAGAAGGGATTTTCCAAGTGCCTCTTTACAAAGATAATAAACAGGTTCTACATGATTTTCGTTCTTCGGATTAATGTTCGAAAAATTAATTTCATATACGAGTTCCTTATCTATAGGCTTAGAAAATGTAATTCTGTATATTTGCCATATCATTCCATTTGTCAATATAACCCACTCTATGCCAGCGTTTGCACCGTAATCAACAGCCTGTTTGATATGATCATCTTTTAGCTCCAGACCAATTGCTTTGATCTCAATTAAGAGCTTAACTTTGCCATCTATTTTAATCGCCAAATCACAGAATGTTTTTTTAATAACATGCTCTGTTGTAATTTCTGAGTATTTATCATAACCAAAAACTTCAGAAAGCATATCTGTAATTATGACTACTGTATCAGATTCATTTACATCTCTCGCTCTTGCGGAATTTAAGATGGGTTGAAATTTTTTTAATCCAGAGGTGACTCTTTCAAATGTCTTTGTAGGAATTGCCATATGAGATTCACCTAGTTGTTATTGTTCCGTGTCAGCTAAAGCAACTATCGATTGAGCCCATTTGACATATTTTAAATTCGCAAAATCTCTAACTGTTTTTACATTAAATGCCTTTTGGAGATATTCCGCATCACCCTCACTCAAACCTTGCAGAGCAGATACAGGTGATTCGGCGATTTCAGAAAGTTTTTTTGCCTCAAATTTTTTATCCACAGCTTTGTTAATATTCATCTCACATTTACCTCAAATAATTTTAGTTTTGGCAAAATAAAACAACCTTGCCATAAACGTCAAATAATTTTGGTTAACAATAATTTATACGAAGAGACATAATATAAATTACAATCAGAAGGCTTGAAAATTACTTTATGTTTTTTTAAAGTAGAATAGGTTTGAAAGATTATTTTATATAATTGATTTTTTGATTATCTTTTTCTTAGATTCGATAAATGCTTTATACATTGCCAATTCCTCTGCATCAAGAACGCAAATCGGCCTCGGTGCAATATTATTAAAAAAAGTCTGGCTCTAAAATTTCTTTTCTTTCGTTTTTAAAACTTTCATGGGATCTTGTTTGCCCAATTGCAATAGTTATCAACAGACTAGGCGTTGCATGGCTATCTACCAATTTTGAACATGCTTCAAAAGTAGTTCCATGGGTTTTAATATCGTCAATCAAAATGACACACTTCCCATTCAACTCTTCAGTATGTCTTATCTCTAAATCACTAATATAATCTTCAATAGGAATTCTTTCTTTTTCTTTCTTAGACGATATTCTATGAATTCCTTCCACACATTTATATTTATTATCGGATTCACAAATGCGATTTACAAATATTATATTTCTATTGTCTCTATTTCTTTTCCTTAAAGGTGGTGCATCAAGATTTTTGTTTTTAGGTTGATTATTATAAAAAGGGTCATTTTTTGCTTTTGAAGATGGCACTGGTATTAAAATAGCATTTTGTTCATTATGTAACTCTAATATATGATCAAGAAATTTTTTCATTCCAGAAATAAAAAAGTCTATGGCATTAGATGTTCCTTCCTTGTAATTTAATATATTAGGGGAATATGTAAGATTACGATACTCCTCAACTGTCATAAATGGATTTTGTTTAGATTGTGTGACTGGAGTAAAGTATCTGGCTAGATAACCATATTTTAGATTTTTATCATATACAGATTGCTCTGAAGATAAACTGAGTATATTAAAAGAATATACAGACATGAGTATCTTTTAAAGAATCTGCTTTAGATGGTTAGAACTTTCTGCGACTAACGCGCCACTATTGATAAATTTAGAAACCCAATCGTATTTTTGTTCGACAAGAGATTTTGAAAAAATTAACTTTTTATGCAGCCGTTTGCATTCTGCAGCTTGATGAATTACCCCAGAAGTTTCACCTGCTTCGACAACAATTGTTGCTTCGGTCATTAGTGCCATTAATCTATTTCGTCTAGGAAAAAGATAAGTCCCTTTCTCCTCATGTGGTAGATTCATGGATAGTATCAGTCCATTCTCTGAAATTTCTTCTGCTAAAAATTTATTTTCTGCAGGATAAATCTTATGTATTGGTGTACCTAAAACTGCAATAGTCGAGCCCTTGGCTACTAAAGCGGTTGAATGTGCTACGGAATCAATACCCTTTGCAAGACCTGATACTACTACAAATCCAAGTTTTATAACTGCTTCTGTAATTGCTGCAGCGGTCTCTTGACCCTTTTTAGATGGATTGCGGGTGCCGACAATCGAAACTGCACGTCTACGCAAAAGTGTAGAATCGCCTTTGTAAAAAAGTGGAATTGCACCAGATGATTTAGAATTATTTAATACAGAATCAAAAGCAAAACGTGTAACTTTTGCATCGATACGAAAAAGATAATCATAATATTCTTTTTCAAGGGCTTCTTGTTCTAATTCTTCTTTTGATTTTTGAAAATCAAAAAGCAAACGCTCACCAGATGAACGGTTTGAATTACGTTTTCTTGCGGTTGCCATTGTGCCCATCATAATACATAAAACTATATTTGCTACATGTTATCACAAATATAGGACAATTTAACAATGGCAAATGATACAATACTATGCCTTTTATGTCACTTATTTTTTAATAAGGTTGTTCATTTCCTATTTTTCTATATCCATTCTTAAATGCAGTCGAACCAACTAGATCAATACTAATAAACAAAGATAAATTTGAAGAAGGACTCGGCAATTGGATTGTACTATATTAAACTTAAATTTTGTAACCGAACAGACATTGCTGAATAGGATACCTGAAAATGAGTCGATAAAACACTTATATTTTTATATTTCTCCCATGAAGTCTTCACATCGCTCTCAGGCATCAAAAAGGCTGCTGCAAACCAATTTGCCTCCCATTCCAATCTATCACTACCATTTCTCTCAACTTGAATTGGCGTCTCTCCTTGATCGGAATGAAGAAAATAATGTCCCAATTCGTGCGCAATTGTAAATCGATCACGCAAAGCGCCAGTAAGACTTGATAAGAAAATTTCGAAATCACAAACTCTGTGGACTAAAATCGATCCGCTTTCAGTCGCTTCCAATTGCTCTGGATATAGATAATGAATTTTGCCGCCTAATCTTAAAATAACATCATCAAACGTGTCCCCAGGTAGGAACTGCAATTTCTGAGCTATTCGTTCTGCGAAATTACTGATTGCAGATTTACTAGCCTGGATCGGAGAAGGCCTCACGTACGTAATATCTTCTCGTTTATAAGGATGGATGCCACTTTGTTTTACCGTTTGCATAGTCTTTATATAATAAACAAATGATTAGCAGTTTACAAGACTTTAACTGCTCAGATTTTGTTTAATTATCTATATTATGTCTCCTATTAAAGCTGAGTGGAACGTTCTTCGTAATTTTTGGACATACTTAATTAGCACAACAACGGTTAATCTAAAAGCAGTATGTTATTATTGTCAATTTAATGAAGGGCATAACAACTGAATATAACGTCACATGCGTATAGTTGTCGAGTAAATTTTGGCCTGTTTTGCCAGAGATTTATATAGTTGTAAACAAATATTAAGTTACGTTAATAGCTACTCAAAAAGGCGCCCAACTAATATTGAGATTAATGCCGGGTGCGTAATAACTGAATCATTGCTACACAAGACGCAAGTGCCGTCCCAAGTGGGCGGATAAGTATTTCTCTTTTTAAATTCACTTGGCACTCCCTCATTTATAGCACCACAATGGTCGCACTTAAATCTTATGTTTGGCCCGACAAGTCTCATAAGTTTGATTCCATTGTTATTTCTTTTGCTGTTTTTTGGATATGAGCCCCTATATCTACATCCTCTAAATATAACGCCCGAAATAATCCCCAAAGCCTCTTGTTAGTTTTTTCTAACTTGTATGCCAAGATCAGAAATTCAACCGGATCCACATATTTGTAAATTACAACAACCAACAATACGACCGTCCTACTAAATCTTGGCACAGGATCACCTGACTCAATAGTTGCGTTCGTAATCAAAGCGTTGCCTAGTAGAGCCGCAGCTGCAAAAAACAAACCTGCTATTGCGACACCGATAGCGGAATAAGGCGCGAGAAAAATCCCTTGCAAAGGCAAAATATAAACAAACAAAACACAAATAGCCACAGCGATTAGAGTCCCGGTCGTGATCAGTATAGCCTGTATTTTGTGTTGCTGATAGCGTCTAACCTCTAACCACAACACAACCAGGGACCCTATAAAATACGTAGCACAGTATATTATAAATATATGATATTTATATGTCGGCCTATAGGAAAAATTGACTGTATCCAAAAGTTGCACAAATTGACGAGTAATAGCACAATACAAAAAATACGTTATTAGTGCCGTGTTTATTGCAAGCCCTACCCTACTCTGTTTGTATTGAGGATTAAATAGACTTTTAACAAACCTAAAAAATAGATACGGAGTAAACAAGATCGGGATAAGGGTCAACTCATGCAAAAATTCACGCCACTCTAGCAGCGCCACATTGCGCGCACCCAAAATAAAAACCCAAGCTCCAATGGATAATGCAAATAACAAAAACCATTTTTGAGCGGACTCGCTTTGAATCGAATTACGATAAACGTAGATTCCTAGCCAAAAAATAAAAAAAGAAACAAAAACCGCTATAGCCATACCCATTTCCAACAACTTCACAAATGTTAAGTAATCCAAATCCACTCTAAAAATATATCAAATTTTTCGCTCATTTTCGCTCGCTTGATCACCGAAAACATAATATTAACGTTTTGTTAATTTTGTCCCGAATTTGAGGCAA